TCACAGTCAACTGGGCAGATCCCACCAACTTTAGCTGGCAAGAGCAGTTCACGGCCATCATCAATGCGTCTTTGATTGATGCACAACGCATCGGTGTTCCTGGATCACGCACCACTATTCTAGGAATAGACACCGCCGAATACAGCATCAATCTAGTTCCTGGTTATTTGCCAGTAGTTCCGTATACAGCCACAGTGGATGGTATCAACATGCCTTTTGAAGCAGTCACTGCCAGCACCGTGGGTAAGAGTTTTGTGTATGAACCTAGTCCCAGACCCAATGGCATATTCAACGTCTTGTTCCGCAATGATCAACTGGGGTTTGCCAGTGCCAACACCGGATACTTCTTTTTGTTCAAACAAGGTGTTCTGCAGAATCAAGACTTCAATCTTGCAGATCGTGTGAGCAATCGTGCAGTTGACATCAATATCGAAGGAGTCAACAACGAAGACCGTTGGCTGTATCAGCTGGACAATGTTGGTAGCATAGCCAGCGAATGGGAATTTGTGCCCAGTGTATATGGCGCCGCTGCCGAGCAAATTGCTCCTGGGCAAAGAAAACTTTTCAGCACCACCAGCAGAACCAATGATCAGATCACCCTGAACTTTGGTGATGGTGTGTTCAGTGCCATACCGGTGGGCACTTTCCGTTGTTATGTCCGTGCCAGCAACGGCCTACAATATATCATCAATCCTGAAGAAATGCAAGGAGTAGCCATTCCTATCAGCTATGTGAGTCGCACTGGTCAATTAGAAACCATTACCTTTACTTGTGGTATCACCACACCGGTCAGCAACGCACAACCCAGAGAAACCATAGATGAGATCAAGGCTCGGGCACCAGCCAGATACTACACACAGAATCGCATGGTCAATGGTGAAGACTACAACAATTTTCCTTACACTGCGTACAATTCTATATTAAAAAGCAAAGCAGTGAATCGAGCCAGCATTGGAATCAGCAGATATTTAGATCTGGTAGACAACACCGGCAAATACAGCAGCACTAACACTTTCAGCAGTGACGGAGCCTTGTATGAAAATTTTAGTTTGCCCACATTTCAGTTTACCACCGTTACTAATAACGAAATTGACAATGTGATTGTGAACCAGGTGCAACCTGCGTTGGCCCGTAGCCAATCAAAACAGTTTTATTATGCAAAGTTTCCTCGTTCCAGTTTGACGTCATTGAATCTGACCTGGAACCTCAATACAACATTGGCCAACACCAGCACAGGTTATTTTAAAAACAGCCTAGGCAATGCTGTGCCTATAGGTCCTACAACCAGTAACAACACACGGTATATCGTTCCGGGAAGTCTAGTCAAATTTGTGCCGCCTGTGGGTTATTACTTCGATGTCAACAACCGATTGCGTGCAGGCACACCCACCAGAGCCGACGAAAAATTAGTTATCTGGGCCAGCCCCTTACAGGTATATCTTGAAGGAACTCAAGTTATAGATGGGTTAGGACCAGTGGCCATCAACAACTATGTGCCAACTGGTGCAATAGCCACCCAAGTAATACCTATCTTTGTCACAGATCTTCCTGTGAGTTTTGAAACCAGCATGGCTGAGCAGATCAGACTAAGAAGAAATTTTGGCATAGGATTTGACAACTTAGGAACCATAACCGGCACATCAGGCACTTGGTATTTGATTACTAGCACAAATTTAGACATTGATGCGCCATGGAGCCAAGCACATGCCGGAGACACCTCGGGTGCCAATTTGGACTCATCCTGGTTTGTGGAATTTGTGTTCAATGGCAGTTTTTACACAACCAGTTTTCGTGCTCTTGATTACTATTTTGGCAGCGTGGTCCAAACAAGATTTTTCTTCTCTACCGATCAACAGGTCTATGACAGCAGGACCGGAACCACTATCAGTGATTTTGTCAACATACTCAAAACTAACAGCAGACCTGACTCGTCCTTGCCCTTGGGTTCAGACGTGATCACAAAAATCATAGATCAACCCATACAGAGTGATGGCGTTGTGGATGATTATCAAGTGTTGGTCAGCTATGCAGATCGAGACAACGATGGTGTGCCGGACAATCCAGACTTTTTTGAAGAAATAGTAGGACCGGTGCCAGATCCAGCCACGATCAACAGTCCCTGGGTGTTCTTGCAACGCATAGTGGATTTTGATAATCTACAGAGATACGTGTTGATGGAACCTGGGCTGGTCAATAGCTTGTATGCTACCTTGGACGATATCGAATTGGTCAAGGGCGAGTTTGCAGCTGGTCAAGTTTTCTATGCCTACGAAACAGCATTGTTTTACATCCTGTTCATAGATCTAATCACAGGTGTTAGAACTCTGCAACAGACCAATGACTATATTGCACGCACCGGGCGCCAAAGTCTGTTTTTCCAATACCGACACAACAGTCCATTAAACAACAGGATAGATCCTGGCACTACCAATATTATCGATGTATATGTGGTTACCAATGAATATTACATTGCTTATCAAAATTATATCACAGACACCACCGGCACTGTGCCAGAACCCGAAGTGCCTACCATTGATTATCTCACTACTACCTATGGTGGCTTGCAAGATTACAAAATGATTTCAGATACCTTGATCATGAACAGTGTGGAATTTCAACCCTTGTTTGGTGCCAAGGCGCCCGAACCACTGCGTGCCACTATCAAGGTAATCAGGGCTGTTAACAGTGTTGCCACCACCAGCGAAATAAAAAATCTTGTAGTGCAAAATCTCAACAACTATTTTAGTTTGGATATTTGGGATTTTGGAGACACTTTTTATTTTTCAGAACTGTCGGCCTACTTGCATGACAACATGGCCGGCATTATCAGCAGTGTGGTATTAGTGCCGCTAAATCCAGAAAAATATTTTGGCGATCTTTATGAAATACGTTGTGCACCAAATCAGATCTTTGTCAATGCGGCCACTGTGGCCAATGTTGAAGTGATCGAGGCCTTGACCAGCACCAATATCAGAACTGCTCCGGGCAGTGGAGTGATTTAATGGCCCGCACCAGATCAGTAGATTTCCTACCAGAAATTTTCCAAACCAGTACCAATCGCCAGGTCTTGTCGGCTACGCTGGATCAGCTGGTCCAAGAACCCAAATTCAAGCGCATACAAGGTTATGTGGGCAGACGAGTAGGACCCGGAGTCAATCCTAATGACAAATATGTGGCCGAACAAACGGACACCCGTGTAAATTATCAACTTGAACCTGGAGTGATTGTAAGGAACCCGGATCAGTCCAACAAAATACAAGACGCCATAACCTATCCTGGCATCACTGATGCATTGAATCTGCAAGGAGCCATAACCAACCAGGCCGATCGTCTTTACACCAGCGAATACTATGCCTGGGATCCCTTTGTAGATTTTGACAAATTTATCAACTACAGCCAGTATTATTGGTTGCCGGCCGGTCCTGAGGTAGTGGATGTGTTCAGTGGCTCAGTGCCACTGACTGACAATTTTGTGGTCACTAGAGAAAATGGAGTGTACACATTTTCTGGAGTGGCTGGCAACAATCCTTCCTTGACCTTGGTTCGTAGTGGAAGTTATACCTTTGAAGTAGCGCAAAACGCCAAAGAAACAGTTAATTTCCGTGTGAGCAATCAAGGCACCAGTGCCTGGGTTATTGACTATGTCACAAATCCTACCTTGACCTTGGTGCGTGGCAACACATATATTTTTACTATTGTTCCCACAGCACCGTTGGGATTTTATATCAAAACACAACAGACTTTGGGCATCAACAATCTGTTCACCCAAGGAGTAACCAACAATGGAGCCAGCAATGGCACAATAACATTTGTGGTTCCACAGAATGCGCCAGATACATTGTATTACAACAACTCCACACAACCAAACATGCAAGGGGTGATCAACATTGTGGATGCCACCCCTGGCACAGGCCCAGGCTTTTGGATACAGACTGACCCCGGAGTCAATGGACGCATACCCAGCACTCCAAATATCAGCAGCCGACTCAGTGAAGTCAACGGAGTGATCAACAATGGCGAAGATCTTGGAACCATAACCTTTGATGTGCCGTTGAGCACCGCACAAGATTTTTACTATGCATTGACGCCCATAGCCTTTAACAATGGTTCTGTGGATCTGTTGGCCACAGATGTAAAATTCAATCAACTCAACAATATTTTTGTTGATCAATTCCTGGCACAGTTTCCTCAGGGCATAGATGGCATAACAAACCTCAATGGTCGTACCATAGTGTTCACTGAACCTGAAACCGATCCTGCAACCGGTGGATGGTTGATCAACAGCCAGTATGATCCATTGCCTGAGCTCTCTACCGATAATGGTTTACCTGGCAGTTTTGATAGCATATCATTTGATCAGACCACCCCTATAGTTGATGTGGCCATACAGCGCAGTGTGTGGCAGATACAGTATGTGACTGCCGTAGGCGGCGGACAATACATGCAACTTACCAGTGTGTATGAGATTCCCGATCTCTACAAGTTTGTTATACAATTTGGTTCTCAATGGAGCAATACTGGTTGGTACAAGGACGCCGACGGCGCATTTGATCAGATACCTTTGTTGACTGCTACTAGAAATCTGCTGTTCTATCAAGACGGAACAGATCCAGAAATTTTTGGTCGTATCAAGATCATCGATGCTGATCAAGCCAACACATTAGATATTGCCGACATTATAGGACAAAAATACTATACTAGTCCCAATGGTGTAGTTTTTACCAACGGACTCAAAGTGCAGTTCTTGGGTCAAGTAACACCTACAAGTTATAAAAACAAAGAATACTATGTTGAAGGGGTAGGAACGTCTATACAACTGTTGCCGGTTTCAAGTTTTGTAACCCCAGAGACCTATACACAAAGTGCTTCGGTGCCTTACGATTCAACGGCCTACGATGTGGGCAATTATGACGCCAGTCTTAATCAGCCGTTGATACCTGACTATATCACTATAAGTCGATCCAGTCCAGATCTCAATGCCTGGAGTCGTAGCAATCGCTGGTTCCATGTCAGTGTCATCGAACAGTCGGCCAAATACAACAACACAGTGCCTGTGGTAGACAATCTCGCCCGGGGTCGCAGACCCATACTTGAATTTAGAGCAGGCACTAGATTGTATGATTTTGGAACAGCCAGCAAACAACCGGTTGATATCATTGATTTTGTTGCCACAGATGCACTGAGCACAATCAACGGAAGCACCGGTTATGGTGTCGACGGATACAATTTTATCACAGGCACCCGGGTAATATTTGCCAACGACTCAAATCCTGAGGTCCGAAACAACATCTACACTGTAGAATTTATCACGCCTGACACTGTACCGCCCTTGATCGCCGAGCCAATAATCAATTTGACTCCGGCCGCTGATGGCAGTGCATTATTAAACAACACTGTGGTGGTCCTCAGTGGTCTTACACAACAAGGAAAGAGTTTTTGGTTTGATGGAGTGGATTGGATTCCTGCACAACAAAAAACTGCTGTAAATCAACCACCTCTTTTTGATGTGTATGATCAAGATGGATTTAGTTTTTCAAACAAGATCAAATATCCCAGCAGCAATTTTGAAGGCAGTAAATTGTTTTCCTACGCTCAGGCCAGCGGAGGCAATGATCCGGTGTTGGGATTTCCGTTGCGTTATTTGAGCTTGACCAATATTGGTGACATTGTATTTGATAACAATCTTTACACCGACACATTCATCTATACCAAAGACAGTGTCAGCTATACCAAATCTGTAAGTGATGGTTTTGTGCGCCAATACAGCAATCGTGTGGATTACCAACGTGAACTAGGGTGGCAAACAGCCGCAGTTCCTAGCCGAAGCCGACAACAATTCCAATTCAGCTATGACGGAAGACCTTTGCAACTTGATGTGGCAGTGTTGCCCGACGATGTTGTGCCCAGTGTGCAGTTATATGTAGGTAGCCAGTTCCAAGAACCCTACAAATATACTGTGACAACAACAGCAGACAGCACAACTATTACCTTTTTGCAGACCACTTACAACGACAGAGCAGCCTTTGCCGACGGTGACCTAATCGAAGTCAACGTGCTCAGTGATCAAGCCAGCAAAGTGGCGTTTTATCAAGTTCCTATCAATCTTGAAAACAATCCCTTAAACGTCAACAGTCCTTATTTTACCTTGGGCACAGCACGCACTCACTATGAATCCATCTGCCAAAACTTGTTGGATCTAGTGGGCCCGATCAACGGCAACAACAACTCACGAGACCTAGGCGATATCATACCCTACGGTACCAGTATCATACAAAACAGCAGTCCCATGACCTTGGCTGGCTACTTCATGCGATCAGCCCAATACAATATTTTTAATTCCTTGGCTTACAACGGCCGCGAATATGAGCAATATAAAACACAGTTTTTGAATGCAGCTGTAACCAATGACTATACCAATTACACCATACCAGACATGGTCACAGCCATTGTCACCGGCTTGGTGGCTGGACGCACACAACTGAGTCCTTTCTACTGGACAGACATGTTGCCAGCCAACGCGGTTTACACTGAACAAACAGTGACATATTCGCCTATATCCACACCTGTATTCAACCTCAACACAACTTACAACTTTACCAGTAGCAACTATCAGAGTGTGTTGGTCTATGTAAATGATGTGATCTTGCAGGCTGGCTATGACTATGTGGTCAGCACCGACGGTCCTACACTAACTGTCACCATTCCTCTTAGTGTAGGAGACGTAATTGTCATACAAGAATATGCCACCACCTATGGCACTTTTGTGCCCAACACACCAACAAAATTAGGACTGTATCCAGCGTTTCGGCCCAGAATTTATCTAGATGCAACTTATACCAATCCTACCTTGATCATACAAGGGCATGACGGCAGTAAAACTGTTGCATTTGGCGATTTCCGAGACCAACTGTTGCTAGAATTTGAAACCAGAATCTTCAACAATCTCAAGATCAAATCACCAATTCCACTCAGCATAGTTGATGTGGTTCCTGGGCAGTTTAGGACCACTGATTACAGCCTCAGCGAGGTCAATCAGATCCTGGCACCCAGTTTCTTGAGCTGGGTTGGCTGGAACAAGTTAGCCTATACCGCACAAGATTACAATCCTGCCAATCAATTTACCTGGAACTACAGCGCCTGTGGCAACAGGATCAGTTCATCCAGTGCTTCTACAGAAACACCTTTACCAGTAGGAGCCTGGCGTGGTATCTATCAATATTTCTACGACACTCCTACACCGCACACCACACCATGGGAGATGTTGGGTTTCAGTGAAAAACCCACCTGGTGGGAAGACCAATATGGCCCAGCACCGTATACTTCAGGCAACTTGGTTCTGTGGGATGATCTATCAGTAGGCCGAGTGGCAGATCCTGCGGGAGAATACTTCAAACCTCGCTATGCTAGACCCGGACTGCAACAAGTTATACCTGTTGACAGTGAAGGACAACTGCTGAGTCCGTTCTACAGCGTGGTCGGCTTGTATGATTCAAGCCAATTCCAGAAGAGTTGGGTGTTTGGCGATGAAGGGCCAGTGGAGTATTCCTGGAGGAGCAGTTCCAGTTATCCATTTGCGGTCATGCGCTTGTTGGCCTTGACCCGGCCAGCAGAGTTTTTCAGCCTGTTTGCCGACAGAGATCTTTACAAATATGACGCGGATTTAGGACAATATCTTTATAACCAGCGTTATCGTTTGGATGCCAATGGTGTAGAAGTGTATGGAAACGGAACCAGCAAGGCCAGTTACATAGACTGGATCATTGATTACAATCAACAACTTGGACAGGATTCCACGGTCAAGCTAACAGAAGATCTATCCTTGCTTGATGTAAGACTGTGCTACAGGATGGGTGCATTCACAGACAAACAATATCTCAAGATATTCACCGAACGAAGCAGTCCTGAAAGTTTGAACAGTAGTTTGTTGTTGCCAGACGAAAGTTACAATCTCCTGGTATACAAAAATCAACCTTTTGATCGTGTGGTCTATAGTTCAGTCATAGTGCAAGTGGTCGAGGATGGATGGGCAGTTTTTGGTTACAGCATAACCAATCCATACTTTGAAATCTTGGCCAGTCGTACCGCCGGTCCAACGAAAATCATATCTGCCGGAGGCACCACAGTGCAGGTGCCCAGCACCTACTATCAAGATGTAGTGCAGATACCTTATGGATATGTGTTTACCAATCCCACAGTGGTTTGTGATTTCTTGCTCAGCTACGGTGCCCTGCTGGAAAGTCAAGGCATAGTTTTCGACGATCGTGAAAATGGCTACGCCCTAAATTGGGATCAAATGGCCCAAGAATTTTTATACTGGACCAATCAGGGCTGGGCAGTAGGCAGTGTGATTAATCTAAATCCCACAGCTACTAGTTTGACCGCTGTCAAGGCGGAAGCTGTGATAGATTCTATAGTGGCGCAAACTCCTGAAAATTTAATCCTTGACCAAAACAGGACAACTATACCCACACGCGATCTAGTGGTAGACCGTTTTGAAAATATTTTCAAAGTCAATAGCCTCAGCGCACAAACCATAAGTTACATAGACCTGCGCTATACCAGCTATGAAAGCATGGTAGTCTTGGACAATGTCAGCATATTCAATGACTTGATCTACGATCCAGCCACTGGTGCAAGACAAAGTCGTGTCAATGTTATAGCCACAGTCAGTGCCGATTGGAACGGACAACTAGATGCACAAGGCTTTATCTACAATAACGATGCCACGGTTCAACAATGGCAACCTTATAAAAAATACACCAAAGGCGAGATTGTTCTTTACAAAAACAGTTACTATTCTGCATTGAACATTGTCCAGCCAGCTGCTGAATTCCGACGCAGTGATTGGACACAAAGTGATTATACCAAGATACAACGTGGCATGTTGCAGAACATAGCCAATCAGGCCGATCAGTTGGCCACAACCTATGCTGTAAACCAGGCCAATTTGGAAATTGAACAAGACTTGTTTGCTTATGGCCTAATAGGATTCAGACCACGTCAATACATGACAGATTTGAATTTAGATGACGTCAGTCAAGTCAATGTTTATCAACAATTCATCAAAGACAAAGGAACCATACAAAGTGTGAGACTGTTGGCCAATGCCGATCTCAACAAGGAAGTCGCACAGTATCAGATATTTGAAAATTGGGCCATACTGCGTGGCCTGTATGGAGCCACAGCCAATCGTAGATTCATTGAGATGCGACTCAATGAAGCCCAGTTGCAATCCAACCCCAGCACTGTACAGATCATTGCTCCGCAACAGACCAGTATAGCCGATCAATCCATACTCTACCAAAATTTATGGCGTGAAAGTTATAATGTCACAAGTCCGGTAATTTTCCCAACGACCACTGTCCAGGTCACTGATACAGCTTTGCCCAGTGCAGGATATGTGAATCTTGATGACGTGGATGTCACGGTGTTCAGCTTAGAGGGTCAGCTGGGTCTGGCTCCAGGTGTGTTGGATACCATTGGTATTGGCACCACGGTCTGGGCAGCCAAGAGCAATCGCTACGACTGGAATGTGTATAGAAGTGACGCAGTGCCTGGGTTCATTGAATCTGCTGTGTCAAATCTCAATGGCACCGCAATCATACAATTCACTCAGGGCATAGAACTAACCGTTGATGACATAGTTGTAATCAGATATTTTGATCCAGCTGTGGATGGTATCTATCGAGTATTATCTGTGCCCAATCCAAGATCCATTGTGATAGCCTTGGATATTGCAGGCTCCATTGCCGGAGTCGGCATAGCATTTAGGTTCCAAACAGTGCGAGTGCCTCAGGCCAGTGATGTGTTAAATTTACCTTATGCCAATGATCTTATTCCTGGTGCCAGGGTCTGGGTAGACAACAATGGTGCTGGACTATGGGAAGTCATTGAAAAAACCAATCCGTTTAAATCGGGACTGATACTCACTCCCGTAGAACCTGTTGAAAGCCAGTCTGATTATGGCACCAGCATTTCGCAGGGTTCGCAAAACATCATGGCCTTGGTAGGGGCTCCAAGTTACAACGGCGGAACCGGTGGCCTGTTTCCTTATCTAAGAGATACTGAAAATCTGTATGCCCAGAGTCCTATCATTTTGTTAGGTGCCACTGGCACACAAGGCTACGGTAATGATCTGCAGATAGGTCATCAAAACTGGGCCATAGCAGGTGCCAGTGCCAGCAACAGCAATCAAGGCTATGCTGTGACCATATTTCGAGATTCAGCCAGTTCTGCGTTTCAACAAACACAACTATTGCGTTCACCTGACGGGGATTTCACAGGTGCCGAATTTGGTTATGCTGTCACCATCAGTGCCGACGAACGTTGGATGTATGTGGCAGCACCTGGAAAAAACAAAGTGTATGCCTATGGGCGAGTAGATCAGCCTACACAGATGGTGGAATTTACAACCACAGGAATTTTTGAAGTTTATAATTTAGCAGGACTAATCGAATTCAACAATTCTGATCAACTGGCTGTGGTGTTGAACAATCAACTGTTGACTCAGGGAGTAGATTATGCTGTGGCAGGCACCACTGTGACGTTGGCTTCTACGCCACCTGCGGACAACAGGTTGATCATTACTAGAAAAATTGAACAAGATTTTACCGGTGATGGCAGCACCACAGTTTATGCTCTGCAAAGCAACCTATACACTGTTACAAATATTTACAGTTTCTCTGTGTATGTCAACGATGTCATACAGAGACCCTTGCTGGACTACACACTTTCTGGATCAGACTTGGTCTTCACAGTTGCACCAGACAGCGGTGACCTAATAAAAATACTAGCAAGAACTTATTGGCAATTTATTGACACTGTCTCAGTTGCAGGATTGGATCCCACAGCTAGATTTGGCAGCCGGATCAAAACCACCACCGATGGCCGCCAGGTCATTATTGGAGCCAGCAACGACAGTGCAGATATAGATCATCCGCGTGCTGGTGCAACATATGTGTTTGATCGCAGTGTGCAACGTTTTATCGTTGACAATACTGCGCAGACAAACTACACATTGCCTGTAGGATTCCAGGAACCCGTGGCAGTTTTATTAAACAATCAATATCTTACCAACAGTGCTCAATACATCAATGGCGAATTTTCTGTTAGCGGTAATCAGGTAATCTTGAATGTGACAACGTCTGTGGGCGATATCCTGGAACTGGAAAGCAATATTTTCACTCAGGTGCAAAAAATCACAGCCAATGCTCCTTTTGACGAATCACAGTTTGGCGCTACCGTTGATGTGTGTCCAAATAACTGTAGCATCTATACCGGTGCTCCTGTGGACGGAACTGTGTTGGTCGGAGCAGGTTCAGTTCAACGCAACGTGAACCAAGCGCGAGTGTACGGTACCATCACTTCTACCACTGTCAATCCTACCTTGACTTTTGGAGACACTATACACATTAACAACATGCCAGTCGCTGTGCCCAATTCTCCCAACAACACTGTAGAGGGCCTGGCGGCTGCCATAGTAGCAGAAGGTATACCCAACGTAACTGCCACGGCCAGTGACGGTCGGTTGACCATCAGTGTGGTCAATGTGGAAGCCGCAGATGAATTCAATCGATTGACTGTATTGCCAGGCACCACCGGCACAGCCTATGCAGATCTAGGCCTGGAACTTTTTGCTTATACACAAACTATAACCAGTCCAAACCCAGTGGCCAATGCCAATTTTGGTGCCGCAGTAAACATAGACTCGTCGGCCTCGACCTTAGTAGTGGGTGCGCCAGGTGGTAATTTATACCAGCCAGAAACTTTTGACAACGGAACCACATACTTTGATGACCGAAGCACTACTTTCTTCAACCCTGTGTTACAGAGTGGTGTGGTTTATACATACGATTACCTGCCAAGCTCAACAGATACTGTGACCAACCCTGGTAAGTTTGTGTTTGGTCAACAAGTGTTTGACACCTTGATTAGACCATTGGATCTTTGGGGCACAGCAGTCAATTATACCAATGGCAAACTATTGATAGGTAGTCCAGGCTATGATCTTGGTGACAGCACCGGTGACTATGGTCGTGTGAGTGAATTCAACAACGCCAATCGTGAACCAGCCTGGAAAGTCCTGCGGCAACAGCGACCAGTGGTAGATGTGCGTTTGTTGAACAGTGTTTACATGTTCAACAAATTAGAAAGCACAGAAACATATTTCTTTGATTTCTTTGATCCTTTGCAAGGCAAGATCTTGGGAGCAGCCAAACAAAATATAGATTTCATTGGAGCCATAGATCCTGCACAATATAACTTTGGCCCGGTCAACAACTATGGCAATTTCTGGGCCGGAGATCGAGTTGGGGAAATTTGGTGGAATACTGATTCAGTGCGATTTATTGACCCCAATCAAGATGACATCGTTTATGCCAGCCGGCGCTGGGGACAGGTGTTCCCTGGAAGTCGTGTTGAGATCTATCAGTGGACGGCCAGCTCAGTGCCACCAGCCAGCTACACTGGTCCTGGTATTCCATTTGACACTGTCAGCTATACCATCAAGACCAATTTGACCAATGTAGGCACCTTTGAAACAGTGTATTATTTCTGGGTAACCGGACTAACAACCATCGACACCAATGCCGGTAAAACACTCAGCACCACGGGCATAGCTCGCTACATTGAAGATCCCAGAAGCAGCGGTATACCATATTTGGCAGCACTGGATGCCAGCACCGTGGCTATCTACAATGGTCTACAATACTTGTCGGCTTTTGACACCATATTGCATATAGATTTTGAACAGGAGTTATCAGATGCAAATGTCCATAGTGAATACCAGCTAATTGCGCAAGACAAACCTGAAAGTTTTTTGTCTGCAAATTTATATAGAAAACTACAGGACAGTTTCTGCGGTTACGATACCAGCGGAGCACAGGTTCCAGATCCGTTCTTGAGTCCGCCCGAACGATATGGCGTGCAATTTGTACCACGCCAAAGCATGTTTGTGAATCGTTTCTTGGCCTTGCAAAATTATCTCACACGTGCAAATGAAATACTAAAATACCTGCCTATAATCGAACTGCGCCGATTCACTTTACTTAATTCTCGTGAACCAGTTCCGGCACCATCTGAGCAAGTGTATAACAAGATAGTCAACAACATTGAAGAACTCGGCTATCAGAATTTATATGCAGTACCATTGGGCTATAATTATTTGGTGTTGAGTGACAGCGCCAACAACGGTGCCTGGACCATATATACCGTTGTGCTTGAATCAGCAGCCATAGATGCTCCGCGAACCACTCAATTATCTAGGGTACAAACCTACGACACCAGAAACTATTGGCAACACATAGATTGGTATCAGCTGGGTTACAATCCCAACACTGTGCCAGTGGCAGAAGTTCCAAACTATGCTAGTCTGGCTTCTTTGACCACAGTAGCAGTAGGCAGCAGTGTCAAAGTCACGGCCAATGCACAGAATAAATTTGAAATATATGTGCGCACGGTCACTGGCTGGGACCGTGTGGCTCTACAGGACGGCACTATAGAATTCAAAGCAGAATTATGGGATTATGCCCTGGGTCGCTTTGGGTTTGATGTGGAAGTGTTTGATGCCACTTACTATGATCAAGAACCAGTAACAGAGACTCGTCGTATTATACAAGCCATCAACCAAGAATTGTTTATAGATGATTTGGCTATCTATCGCAACAGACTTTTGACTTTGATGTTTGAATATATCCTGACTGAAGAATCAGCTCCAGACTGGTTGAACAAGACCAGCCTTATTGATGTGCGGCATGACATACGTGAACTGTTGCCATTCCAAATTTATCGTCAAGACAACCAAACCTTTGTGTTGGATTATTTGCAAGAAGTCAAGCCTTATCATGTGCAAGTCAAACAATTTAACTTGGCCTATAACGGACAAGACATCTATCCAGGTGCTGTCACTGACTTTGACAATCCCAGCTACTATAATACTGCACTGGAAATTCCACAGTATGTAAGCCCTATATTATTGCCCTATACCAAGAGCACAGCCAAGGGTACTGGAACTGCCAGCGACATCGCAGACACACCCGCTGATGCTGAAATTTGGAATATATCACCCTGGAGCGAATGGTTCAACAACTATTTGTTAAGCGTGGAATCAGTACGCATAGTCAACAGTGGCCAAAACTACAGCAGTGAACCCGACGTGACCATAGGCACACCTTGGGAGGCATCAACTCTTTACGCTCAAGGTCAACAAATATTTTACTTTGGCAACTTATACTTGGTAGCACAATCCGGCACGTCTGGCGTTGCTGCACCACGTTTTATATCCGGCAGCCAAGAAAACGGCACAACTGTATTGACCTACGTTGGCAAATCCGCTTCCGGAGTAGCAGTTATCAATTCAGCTGGACGAGTTATTGCAGTAGAAATTATCGAGCCAGGTTCTGGCTACAACAGCACTGTGTCGATAACACTCACTGGAGGAGGAGGCACAGGAGCCAACGCTATTGCCGTTATGGGAAATAACTTGGTACGCAACATGAACATGGTCATCAAGTATGACCGTTATGAATATAAGAGCACAATCACTGACTGGAGTTATTTGGTAGCATCATATCCAGCTGGAACTCAAGTTCGATACACTGATCGAGTATGGCAAGCAACCGCAACAATCTCCAATCCACCGGTGTCAGTAGCAGCCAGTGGCCAGGCCGGGTCATTCACAATGACTGTGCCTTCAAATTTACCACTGGTGAATGGTACCATTGTTGTGGGAGTGGGTATACCTTTGGGCACCTTGGTCACGGAATATAATCCTGCTGGAACATCAGTGACACTGAGTCAAGCTCTATTGGTGTCATTTGGTCCAGCAACTGTTACATTTTATGATTCCTTTATACTTGAAGACTGGACCGAAGTCGAAGCCAGCTCTCTCAGCGGCGTTAACCGCACGCAAGGTTTTTACTTGCCCGGCGCCAACATGCCTGGGCGCAATTTGCCCTTGTTGATCGACGGATTAGATTATCCTGGAGTGCAGGTTTATGGTCTAGGCTTTGAGTTCAATACTGGATACGATGTGGGCAACTATGACATCAATCCCTTTGATAATCTTACAATCAGCCCTGAAGGGTTTCCAACCTATGATCTAGGACTATTAGACGCTTTTTACAGCAGTTCCTACACAGATGAATTCTTGGGTACTAGACCCACGGATATCAATGTTGATGGCGGCGGGTACATAGACGTATTCAGTAGCTATGCGCCCGAAGAACTAGTACCCGGCAGTGAATTTGATACCTTGGATTTCCGTGTTTATACCACTCCTGGCAGCGATTATAATGGTGCAGGACATGGATTCCCGGCTAATTCTATTAGATATGTCTACGATCCAGCCAATCCTGTGCTGAGTTTTGCCAATGTATTACCAAATCCGTTTACAGTGGTGGCATTCAATGCCACCAAAGGCATCTCTATAGAACCCTCCAGCTACGACTGGGTCAACTACACACTCACAGCAGGAGCTACCGAAGACGCTGGCGATGTCTTGGTGATTTATGTGACTGGTGTAGGCGGCGGCAATCAACTGTATCTAAACACTTACCTAGGCAACCTGATTGGCGATACGATCACCGTGCCATTTTCGATCAGTCTGATTTCGGAATTTTTAATCTACAACGGTGAAATCAGACTAGAACCTGATGTAGATTATACCTATGCAGCCAGTGGAACACAGTCAACCACAGTGTCGTTTACAGCCACATACGGATCCACAGATCGCATCAACTTAGCTGTGTTTGGATATGCCAATGTCGGACCAACCCACAGCTGGTGCTTGCCGGTATTCCAACCAAATATCACAGCCGATGGCAGTATCAGTTATCCAGTGACCTATGCCGGTCCTGGCACCAATCAGGTCAATCTTGTCATAACAGTCAATGGGCTACGAAGCAGACCATATTCTGGAGTTCGTGCCACTGGTGATGGTACCACACTCACTTTTGAATTGCCCAACAACAATGGGTACAACCCAGCTGTGATGTCTGATAACGATGTTTTGGTTTATGTTGACAACGTCAAACTGGTGTTGGGAGATCAGTTTGTGGTTGATCCTTGGGATGGCAGTAGCCTGTATCGCACCATCACATTCACAACAGCGCCGGAACCCGGAGCTCAGATCTTGTTGAGTGTGTCCACCAATGCAGATTATAGGATCACAGGACCCGGAGCAGACACCATTACTTTTGAAGCCGGATATGTTCCTAATCCCGGAGACATAATAACTCTAACAACCTGGAATGATACTTCAGAACAAGGGCTTGTTACACAAGTTTTTGTCGGTCCTAGCATCAACAACAACAATACCTTTGACCTTGGACGCCTTATAGCCAATCCAGAAAGGTTGCTGGTTAGCTTAGATGGATCATGGTTATTCAATGGCATTGATTTTACCACCCAGGGTTCTGAAATAACCCTATCTGGTCCAACCATTGGTGCCAGTGCAGTGCTGGCAGTGACCAGCTTTACCAACAGTGTAGTGCCACCTCCAATCGCATTCCGCATATTCCAAGATATGCGTGGAGTACAGGCCACCTATCGCATAACTCCATCAACTACCACTATATTGGCACAACCTCTCAGCGCCACCGACAACGTCATATACGTAGATGATGCCAGTGTCTTGCCTGAACCAGGCCTGGCAGCACAGTTCAATATTAACTTTGTTTACAACTCTGGTGATGTGGTCATTTACAATGGAGGCTTTTATGTGGCCTTGTCCATGACTGTGGGAAATCTGCCCACTAACCCAACTTACTGGTCTGTGACTTCAGGAGCCTTTGCTGCCAATACCTGGGGAGTGGTTATGATAGATGGTGAACGTATCTTGTATCGTGACAGAGACACTGTCAACAACACGATTAGCAGTCTGTTGCGTGGAACAGCTGGCACAGCTATTACCAGCCATGAGCTAGATGCCTTGGTCTATGACATGGGCCGTGGAAATCTCATGCCAGCGTCTTGCCAAAATTACATCGTATCAAACATCACAAATCCATTGGTACCCGGCGAGAATCAAGGTGATGGCATTACAACAACTTTTGTAGCCCAAGACATTGATATCAGTCAAGAAGACAGCACTGTGCGTGACGAAAGTGTAGAAGTGTATGTGGGCGGCGAACGTGTGCAAACTGGTTACACAATAACAAACCCAAGTCCTGTGACTGTGGTGTTTGATACAGCCCCACCGCAAGGAGTAGAAGTTCTTATCTTGGTGCGCAGAGCCCATACTTGGTATAACTTGGCTACCCCTGATCGGCCACTGAGCGAAACGGATACTCAGTGTGCAAGGTTTTTACGGGGTCAATAAGCTAGGTAAATAATCTATGATGCAGACAAACACCCAACCAAAAACGCCGGAACCCAAGCCAGGATCAAAACGGCCCAACGAAACCGGTAGTATCAGCGTGGAAGGGTTTGTCAAGATATTTGATCCAAAAACACGAGAGATATTTGTGGAGAAACGAGCATGATTCAACCCGGTTTGTGTAAAATCGAAGGCTTTGTCAAGATAACCGATCCCAACACGGGCACAGTGCTGGTTGACAAAAAGAACGCCATACACTATGAAAACATCAGCATAGCCATGGCGCAGACCTTGAGCAATCGCACATCAGCACAAGGCGGTGGCTGGATCTATGAAATGGCATTTGGCAATGGCGGAAGTTCAGTGGATCCTACTGGAATCATCACTTATCTACCACCCAACGTCACAGGCCAAAACGCTGACTTATACAATGAAACTTATGCCAAGGTAGTAGATGACAACAGTGCCGCCAATCAGGATCCGGTCAACAACTACATGACAGTGATCCACACCGCTGGGAAAGTTTACACAGATATACTAGTGACCTGTTTGTTGGACTACGGTGAGCCCCCAGGACAACAGGCCTTTGACAACAGCACCAATTTCAATGGTGAATATGTGTTTGATGAACTAGGGCTAAAATGCTGGAACGGCAGCGCCACCGATCTGCGCTTGATCACGCATGTGATTTTCCACCCTGTGCAGAAAAGTCTGAATCGCCAGATACAGATTGATTACACCCTGCGCATCCAAACATTGACCAATTTAAGTGCTGCATAAATATGACTATATTAAGGTTGTATAAATAACAATAGGACGGAGTAAAACAAATGGCATATGTAATTAACTTAACCGATGGTGCTGTATTAACTACCATTGCAGACGGTACTCTTAATACTACCGCTAGTAGCATGGCCTTGCCAGGCAAAAATTATGCTGGTTATGGTATCTATTTGGACGAAAACTTTGTTCACTTGTTAGAAAATAGTTCTAATACCACAGCCCCCAGCACTCCGCTGGTTGGACAACTTTGGTGGGACAGTGGCAATGCCGTAATGAATGTATGGAATGGTACGGTTTGGAAAACCATCAGTTCGGCCACGGCCAGTGGCACAGCACCCACAAGCAATGTGGTTGGTGATCTATGGTACGACACCACAAATGAACAACTCAAAGTCTATACCGGAACCGATTGGTTATTGGTAGGACCTGCGTTCAGCGCCGGCCAAGGAACCACAGGTGCTATTCCTGTGACTATCAAAGACAACACCAACACTGACCGCACCATCCTGGAACTTTGGTCGGGCGGTACATTGATGGGCATCTTGAGCCAATACACCACAACATTTACTCCTCAGACACCTATCACAGGATTTGCCACCATCAAACCTGGTTTATCACTCAGCACAGCCAGTGCATCCTATGTGTTCCAGGGCTCAATCACCAATGCTGCCACGCTTGGTGTACTTGAATTGGGATATCTCAGTTTCATGCGAGCCGATGCGGCTGCTACCACCACAGGCAAATTGACCACTACCAGTGACTCAGGCCTAGCAGTAGGAGCCGATGGCGACTTTGCTGTCACAGTAGCAGGATCTGATGTAACACTCAGTAATACCCAAACCAACGGTGACCTCTTGTTCCGCGCCAATGTGGCAGGAACACCTACCACAGTGATGACCATCAATGGCGCCGACGGCACTATCTCGGGCAACCAGATCAACGCCAACTATGCCGACGTAGCAGAACGCTTTGAAGCAGATTCGGCCTATGCTCCTGGTACCGTGGTTGAACTGGGCGGATCAGCAGAAATCACACAAGTCACAAGCGATCTTAGCGAAAATGTGTTTGGTGTAATAAGTACACGAGCAGCATATTTGATGAACAGCCAAGCAGGCTCAAATGAAACACACCCTCCAGTTGCAATGACTGGGCGAGTTCCTGTAAAAGTAGTCGGTCAAGTGCTCAAAGGAGACAGATTAGTCAGTGCCGGCAACGGGCAGGCCCGGGCAGCACGAACTGGCGAGGCCACAGCGTTCAACGTGATAGGCCGCGCCCTGCGTGACAAATTGGATCACAGTGAAGGCACTGTTGAGGCCATAGTAACAATTAAATAGATAAAGGTTAAAATAACCCAGCGATTACAAAATAATTGCGTTGAAATTGATCAACTAATACAAAGGGAAAAAAAGTAAAATGACATATTCAGTTGGCGGACTAATACAAGCAACAGACTACAATGGTTTTGTAAGCACTACCTCAAACGCAAACATCAATGCAACTTGGAACAGCACTTACGGCCAAACTGCCTTGAGCACGGTCAGCGCTGGCGGAACAGTCACTGCCACACAATGGGCCACATTGAATTCGACCATTTCTACCATGGCCAGCCATCAGAATACTACGATTACTAGTAGGACCAGCCCAAGTGCTGGTAATACCATCACCATATTGAACAATGTCAACACCGACATTGGCAGTTGTTATACCCGACGCTTTTTTGCAGCAGGCAGTGGAGCACAATTCACAGGATGGACCGGAACTGCTAGCCAGACCAGCAAGGTTGGAGATACCAACACCAACTGGACCATAACCTTCACAGACACAATTACTTTTGCCAATGCCACGGCCTGCACCAACTTCTTTGGCGCCGGCGGCTTGATCAAGACCGAATTCAGCAAGACCAGCACCGGCAATGATGCCGACGCAGAATGGAACAATCTAGTCAACACCGTTTGTGGCGATGTGTATTTTTCTTCAGATGCGTCCAGCAAGACCATAGCAGGAACGTCATACACAGGAACCACGGTCATTGGTGGCACAGGAACACCATCCACTTTGGCCACTGGCACAGGATTCAATCAACTGTCTACCGGCGTGCCAGTCACAATCTACAAACAATTTGACACAGCCTATACCTATACCACCAACTATGTTGAAGTCATTGTTAACAAAACCTCGGCCACAGTATTGACCTTTACCACAAACTGGTTCTCGGCAGCACGGAGCACATCTGGAAGTAGCCGAAGCATATCAGGCGGAACTGCTACGACAGGTATCACTTTTGGAACAGCTCCGACTACGGTTGTGACCTATTTCCCACCATCTACATCTTTCTTGACCAACACCTGGGGTGCACCCACAGTGGCCAGCACAGTTAGTGCAACACCTTACAGTTAGAGCAACTTAATTTGCTCAAAAAGGGGCTTCGGCCCCTTTACCTTACGTAGTTTTTGCTGTATAATATCTACATGGATACCAACGAACTCATCTCCCACAGCCGTGCCCGTTTTGATCATCACCAAGCCCGCCAGGTACTGAAAGAAAAATATCAAGCCAAATTTGTTTTTGCCCATGCTGGCGGTATGTGGCAGGCTGGTCCAGAATTATTGACCTTGTTGAAATGTTGTACAGGCCCTGTGGTTATTTTGGACCTGTATGAAACACCTGTGCAAGTCAATGCTGAAGAATTTTATGAACAAGTGCTACAACGCTGGCAAGAACAACTCAATGCCTGGTTGGTAGAATATCAGGAAATGAACAAAAATAGATGACTCGTGGAGTTTTAATATTTGCTTTCAACAACGAGCATGTGGACTATTTGAGCATGGCCGCTTGGTCGGCCCAGCGCATACATCGACATCTTGATTTGCCTGTGTGTGTGGTAACCAACAGGACCGATGCATCTGACAATCCAAATTTTGATCGGGTGGTGCTGGTAGATCTGCCCAGCTCAAGCCGTCCACGCTATTTCAAAGACTACAAAAAAGTAGCAGTGTGGCACAACACCAATCGAGCCAATGCTTATGAATTGTCGCCCTGGGACCATACCTTGGTCTTGGATGCGGACTATGTGGTTGCCTCTGATCAATTGGCCTGTTTGTTCGGTGCCAACCAAGATTTTTTGGCCCATCGGTGGGCCCACGATGTGTCCGGCCAAGGGGCATTCTATGACAACAACTGGTTTGGCATGTATCGCATGCCCATGAGCTGGGCCACGGTCATGTGTTTCCAACGCAGTAAAAAAGCCCAATTCATATTTGATACCATGCAGATGATACGTGACAACTGGGATCACTATCGACATCTTTATCACATTGGAGAAAACAGTTATCGCAACGATTACTCAATGAGTATAGCCCAAAATCTAGTGGATGGACACACGCTGTCATCGCCACACATACCCTGGAGTCTGGTCACAGTTACTCCGGAAACCAAACTGGAACAGATTGATCAAGATACATACAAAATCACTTATGAAACTGCAGAATCAAAAAACAAATGGATGTATTTAAAACAAGATTTCCATGCCATGGGCAAACAGGCCTTGGAGACCATAATTGCCGGTAACAGCTGAACGCGGCTATGTCATACCGGCCATAAATTCAGGGCAGGTCGATTTTGTGGCCTGTGCCGAACAGTTGGCTGATAGCCTGCGTCAATATCACCCCGACGCCAACATAACCATACTCACAAAAGAAATGTTACCACACGGTGATCAGGGTGGATGGGCCAACGATTGGCAGTGTTTTGAAGCCAGCCCTTACCGGCAAACCATCAAACTGGAAGCCGACATGTTGGTAACCAGTCCTGTTGATCATTGGTGGACCTTGTTTGAACGCCGCGATGTCGTTATCAGCCAAGGTTGCAGAAATTTTTACAACCAACCCGCCACATCAAGAAAATACCGACAGTTGTTTGACAACAATCAACTGCCCGACGTTTACAATGCCATAACCTACTGGCGTCTCAGTGCCACGGCACAAGAATTTTTTTCGCGGGTGCGGGAAATATTTGAAAACTGGGACCAATTCAAATGTCTTTTAAAATTCCCCGATGAAACGCCCAGCACTGACGTGGTCTATGCCATGGTAGCAGTAATCATGGGACCAGAACGAGTGACCCTGCCAGTGGGCCTAGGACCATCAGTTACACACATGAAACAGTCAATCATTCCCACGCAAACATCTGACTGGACCAAAGAACTGGTCTGGGAAAACACAGATCCTGGCTTGCGTGTGCAGACTGTGGCACAGTCGGGTTTTTTTCACTATCACATCAAGGATTGGAGAGCAACATGAGTGATGATTCTCAACGTATCAAACACAGTAGACGCATCAGTAGAACACGAGATGCAGAATTACGACAAGTCAGAATAGCCCGAGCTCATGGTATTACTTTAAAAGAATATCATAGATATGCCAAACATCATGCCATGAATTGTGGCCGTCCAAATTGTTTGCTTTGCACAAACCCCCGACGCACCTGGAAAGAAAAAACCATACAGGAAAAAAGTTTTGAGGGGCAGATACGTGCTGATCAAAGAAAACCCAATGACCATGATGACTGAACAAGAGTTTTTAGAGATATGGTTAAATCAACGCACGGATCAGGTTGACATCGAATATCGGCTCTATTATGATGCTCAAGGGTGGCCCTTATTTTACAGTACCGAACAGGTAGAAGGTAATTATGTTGTTATTGACCGACAAACATACCTAGAAAGTCCCAAACACATACGAATTGTCGAAGGCAAAATCAAACGCATCAAAGTTTTGTATGGAAAAAAACTAGTGCCAGCCGAGCAAGGTCAAGCCTGTGATCCAAAAGATGTGTGTGTGATTGTTGCAGATCAGTTGCCCAGTAAAAAATGGGCCATAAAACATGAGGAACCCGAGGAAGATGAAGCAAGTTGACATAGCAGATTTAGATTGCATTTATTTGACCTATGATGAGCCACAGAAAGAGGAATTCTGGGTGCGACTCAAGAACATGATTCCCTGGGCCCGTCGGGTGGATGGTGTCAAGGGATCGGATGCTGCTCACAAAGCCGCCGGTGAGGCCAGCGACACAGAACGTTTCATATTAATTGATGGTGACAACATACCCGATGAAAGGTTTTTTAACTTAACCCTACAATTACCTGACGGTGAATGGGAAACCGCTGTGTTCCGTTGGCGAGCAAGAAATCACGTCAATGGACTCATGTATGGCAATGGCGGAATCAGTTCATGGACACGTACCCATGTACGCAACATGCGCACACATGAGGCTACAGAAGGAACTACCGAAACCGAGGTGGAATTCTGTTTTCATCCATTATATTGGCCCATGTACGACTGTTATTCAACCACTTACCCCAATGGCAGTGCCTTTCATGCCTGGCGTGCCGGATTTAGAGAAGGCGTAAAGATGTGCTTGAATTATGGAGCCAGACCTACGGTGTCTGCTTTTCGCGAACGAGTGCATCAACGCAATTTAGATCACTTGACCATATGGCACAATGTGGGTAGAGATGCAGAGCATGGTATCTGGGCCATAGCCGGGGCCAGGATGGGTACTTACATGACCATGATAACTCCACAGTGGGATCATCGAGTGGTGCAGGATTTTGCAGAATTACAAAAACTTTGGGACACTGTAAAAGATCATGATCCTGAAACTGTAGCAGGTCGTGTGGCCGAAGATCTTGTCACACAATTGGATTTACCAATCACCATGATGGATGAACAGGCCAGTGCTTTTTTCAAACAACATTATAGATCAAATTGGCACAATCGCGGTGTAATGATACGAGAGATTGATGTAATACGACAGCAAGAAGGTTGGTAGTATGGCATGGACCTGTGCGGCTTTTGATCATGGTGTTACTGTTTTTCCTAACGGAAAAATAGGACCATGCTGTCAAATTGATGCAGGATATTTGAAGCCTATTACTGAATTATCCAATACTAACAGATTTGCAGATTTGAAAAACGTAGAGATTTCTCCTACACACCCATGTAACAAGTGTATGGTCAATGAGCATAATGGATTAAACAGTTATCGCATGATGTTTGATCAATTAAAAACATCGGCTGTTGGTTTACAATTTGTGGATATCAGAAATACCAATCTATGTAATTTAAAATGTAGATACTGTGGCCCGCATTTTAGTAATCAATGGGCCGAGGAACTTGGTAGACTGCCAGTGATAGAACATCAATCTTTGGAAAACTACACCGATATACTAATTACAGACTCGTTACAATGGATGTATTTTACTGGGGGTGAGCCACTGATTAGCGCAGACCATTGGACTTTGCTTGAAAAACTAATTGATACTGGCCGGTCTTCTGATATATCTTTAATGTATAATACCAATTTAACTACAATAAAATACAAAGATAAAAATATTATTGACATATGGACAAAGTTTAAAAAAGTTGATATACAGTGTAGTATTGACGCTGTTGGCAAGCCATTAGAATATATTAGATCTGGAACTAGCTGGGATAAAATAAAATCAAATCTTGCTCAGCTATTAGAAATCTTTCAAGATTCAAATATCAATATTACTCTGTCTCCGGTATTGAGTATTTTAAATATTTGGTTTATCGATGAATTATATGAGTATGCTTGGTCTAACAATATCATGGTTCAGCCAATTATATTGACCGGTCCAGATTATCTGGCATTAGATGTAATTCCTGACAAGCTAAAATCCTTGGCACTAGACAAAATTAACAATATCGAATCTAGATATGATGTTGACCTAGACTTACTGTTGCATGTTAAAAATTTAATCAATAGCAATATTAATCAATATTTAATTCAACAAACTATATCACATATACTATTATTAGATAACCTACGAGGTGCAAAGGTATTTGATCTATTGCCTTTTAAATCATTTGCAGTAGATAACATTTTACGAAATCACGAATATGAATAACAAAGGCGACGAAATATCACAAGAATTTAAATCAAAATTCTTAGGTGATGCAGAGTTTATGAAGGACAATCTTGGTCCTGCACTCTGCTTGGCTAAATGGAAACAAGTAAGTCTACACTTACCTACAGGACTCAATAATTCCTGCTACCATCCACCCTTGCATGAAATACCAGCTGAGCTGTTGGCCAACAACCCATCGGCATTACACAACACACCACACAAAAAAGCACAACGCAAGATCATGCTACGGCAAGAACGCCCTGGTGAGTGCAGTTATTGTTGGACCATGGAAGATAATGGCAAGCTTAGTGATCGTCATTATCGTTCTGGTGAATCATGGGCCGCCAAAGACTTTGATATTGTAGTAAATTCAACAGGAGATGAAGATGTCTTACCTAGTTATGTTGAAGTTAATTTTAATCATGCTTGTAATTTGGCATGTAGCTACTGTAGTCCTCAGTTTAGTTCAACTTGGCAACAAGAAATGGATCAGTATGGCGCTTACCCTACTAGCAATAGACACAACGATCCTAGTTATTTTACTGGGCGCAATCGTCCTATACCCGTTCGCGAGCATAACCCATATGTAGAAGCGTTCTGGCAATGGTGGCCAACGCTATATCCAGAGCTAGAACATTTTCGCATGACTGGTGGTGAACCACTACTGGACAAAAATACCTATCGTGTGTTTGATTATGTGTTGGCCAATCCCAAGCCCAACTTACACTTAAATGTAACATCAAACTTCAGTGTAGATGAAAAAAGCTGGCAACGGTATTTAGAATATGTCAAACAGTTGTGTGAAGGCGAACAGATCGAACATTTTATGCAATATGTCAGTTTAGATAGTTTTGGAACTCAAGCTGAATACATACGTCATGGATTGAATTTTGATCTACTCTGGGATCGCGTAAATCAGTTTTTGACAGATATACCAGGTCGTAACAGCATTACATTTATTGTGACCATGAACAATTTGAGTGTGACTGGCCTGGGCAAATTGTTGTCAGCCATACTAGGCTTGAGAAAAATCTATAGTAAAACATATCAACGCATATGGTTTGACACTCCTGTATTACGACAACCTGCCTGGCAGAGTCTTCAACTGTTGCCCGAGAGTTACGTTGACCAGTTAGAAACTGTGTGGGCCTACATGTTGAAAAATATCGAGACTGAAACTACTAGATTTCAAGGATTCAAAGACTACGAAATAGCTCGTTTAGATAGAGACATAGCCTGGATGCGCGATGGGCAGAAGTTAGATCATGTATACATCAACAAAAACAAAGCAGACTTTTATAAATTTTTTGCCGAACACGACCGTAGGCGCGGAACTGATTTCTTAAAAACCTTTCCAGAAATGAAGACCTGGTGGTCGGAATGTGAGTATTATGCTCGGCAATCGTAAATTAGTATTAGATACACATAGCGAAGTTTATAGAGAACTGTTGCCCTGGGCCGACGATGAGTTCTGGGATCTAAAACAACACACAATCGTGCCGGGTGCCGTATATGTCATGTGTCGAGAGCAAGTCAATATAAACAATCAAGAAATACAAAAGCTGGCACAGGATGGAACAGTGACCGTCGTGATAGACAACGCTGCCGAAGGAAGTGAAACCTTGGTCACATGGTGTTTCATTAAAGGACTAGTTCCATTGATTGAACAAGGCAAGCTCCTATTAATAGGTGGTGGCGACATGGATCCTACCAAGTGGCCTTACATGAGCTATGAATATTTCCTGCCAAAGATCTTTGATTTCGATGAAAATGTCGAGGCCGGTACCAGACTAGATGAATATTTTGCTCAAACCGACAAACCTTATAAATTTTTGTTTTTGAATGGCCGTCTGCGAGCACACAGGAAATATCTACTGGAAAGATTCCGGATCACTGGTGTTTTAGAACACAGCCTGTGGACCAATCTTGATTCCGACCTTGCATTGATTAAGAGTGTGCCGCAAGAGCGTTGGCAAAATTTCAACAATCTCAAATCTGTAAAATTAGAATATTTTCACAATGGCATTGACATGATAGACTCACCTACATCATTAAAACTGCTACCTGCCCAATATGAGGCACCTAGATTCAGGAACAATCTTGACAAAATCCCCAGTGGCGGAAACGTAAAACGTAATTTGTTTGATAATACCTGGGGCGACGCTACGGTGGATGGCACAGCCTACAGAGATACCTATTTTAGCTTAGTCACTGAAACTGTGTTCAATTATCCTTACAGCTTCAGGACAGAAAAAATCTGGAAACCCATAGCTATAGGACATCCTTGGATAGCAGTGGCCAACGCAGGTTTCTATAAAGATATCCGACGCATGGGATTCAAAACTTTTGACCATATCATTGATGAATCTTTTGATTCTATAACAGACAATCAAACACGTATTGAAAAAATAGCCCAGGTTGTGGAAGACTTGTGCCAACAAGATCTTGCAAGTTTCTATCAAGAATGTTACAATGTATGTAAATACAATCAACAGCTTTACATAGAATATCGACATCGTGTTCCTCAAGAACTCCCTCAGCAGTTTAGGCGTTTTATAGAAAAATATCAATGACGGATTTAAAATTTCGTAGGCAACATCTTGACACCAAAAGTGCCAGTTTTTGTGGCGCCAAATGGTACAATGCCACCATATGGCTGGGATCAGGCCAGACCACCAGCTGTCATCATCCTCCGGCCCATGCCATAGATACCCAATCACTTAAAACCAATCCCAAGGCCATACACAACACCCCACAAAAGAAATTAGATCGTGCCATGATGCAGGCTGGATCTCGCCCACCTGGCTGTGAATACTGCTGGAAGATCGAAGACATGGGAGTAGATGCTATTAGCGATCGTGTGTATAAAAGCAAAATATATCCCTTGGCGGCGTTGGATGAAGCATTTAATACTGATCCCCAGGCTGACGTAAATCTACGCACTCTTGAAATTGCTTTTGATCGCACATGTCAGTTTGCCTGTAGCTATTGTAATCCTGCATTCTCCAGCACCTGGGCAAAGGACATTAAAAACAATGGTTCCTACAATAATTTGATTTCAGATGGCCGTAATCATTTTACACATGAACATGCCAGTGCTCAGTTATACCGATTTGGTGAACACAATCCCTATGTTGATGCATTTTTTGCATGGTGGGAAACCGATCTCCACCAAACGCTTCAAGAACTCAGGATCACTGGTGGTGAGCCTACCATGAGCGGCGAACTGTGGCGGTTGATTGATTGGTTCAAGTCCAACAAGGGCAAGAGTCAAACAAGATTGGCCATTAACTCAAACCTGGGCATGGATCGCTTGCGACTATTAGAATTTATAGAGAAGACTCAAGATATTCCACATCTAGAAATTTATACCAGCAACGAAGCGGTTGATGCTCAGGCCGAATACATCAGAGACGGTCTTGATTATGATCTATGGATGCATAATCTTCAGGAACTACTGGAACGTGATCACATACGTGCCGTGCATGTTATGTGTACCATCAATGCACTTTGTTTAGATAGTCTGGATACATTTTTGGATCAGTTGATTTGGTTAAAGAAAGTATATGGTCGCGAGCGTGTTAATTTTACACTTAATATCTTGCGGTTCCCCAGTTTCCAGAGTCCCTTGGTCCTGCCTGAATATCTGTTGGTATATTATAGAAATCGCCTGATTCTATGGCAGGAACGTCACCGAGAACAGGAATACATGCACGAGCATGAAATCAACCACATGTCCAGATTGATTGATTATTTGGATCGCGTAAAAACTCCGCACAGTGACACTTTTGAAACTCCCAAGCTTCACAACGATTTTCGACAATTTTACACTCAGTATGATCAAAGACGAAGCAAAGATTTTGCAAAAACATTTCCTACACTTGTAACTTGGTATAATACACTATGACAATATTAGCATTTGGATGTTCGGTTGCACATGGCACAGAAATAGCAGCCTTGGGTAATTCTCAAAAAAATATACCTTTTAGTTATCCAGCACTAGTGGCCAAATACCTTGGTGTCGAGTGTGTTAATCTATCATTTTGTGGCAACAGCAACGAAAACATTTTTCATACAGCATTAGAAACTATACCTAATTACCATGACAGAATTACTGCGGTCATGGTGGGATGGACCAGTGTCGAACGAGAAGTATGGCAATCATCTGGACGGACCTGGCAATTTATACCATCGTGGTCGGCAACCACTACTAATATATGGAAAACATTTAGACAACATACACCCCGCACGGATTCTACGCCACAACTGTGTGCGGACTTGGCAGAATATATGCCTGTGTTAGATAGCATATACAAAATGCTTATCAAATATAAATTTGATACAGAAATTTACACTAAAAAAAGAAACAACTATATTTCTGCACTACGATCCTACTGCGTAACAAACAATATTAAATTGATAGAAACTTGTTGGTCTGATAAAATCACTGGAGTCGATGTAAACTTGGGATTGATCGGAGATTGGTATCCAGCCATGTTACGACATCCCAATGCTGATGAGCAAAAATTATTTGCTGAACAAATAATCAAACATTACAAATTATAATGTCATACAAATATAATTCAGCTGATTTAATCAGGCCTGTAGACCTTACAACGCGAGAAGAATTTTTATTACAGGACAGTAAAACTTTTTGTATCTATCCTTGGATACATCTGCATGCTTATCCTACCGGCGAAACTTATCCATGCTGTCATGCTGAAATGGCACACCCTGTGGGTAACTGTCGCACAAACACCCTAAAAGAAATCTGGCACAACGATAAAATGCAACAGTTACGAGATGACATGTTGAATGAACGTACCAACCCTGCATGTAATCGTTGTTATGAACAGGAGGCCTCGGGATTCTTCAGTGGACGACGCAGTGCCAATAAACACCATGGACATCACATTAAAAAGCTACAGGATAATCCTTTTGAAATGACTTACTGGGATATTAGATTCAGTAACTTGTGCAATCTAAGTTGTCGTAGTTGTGGACATATATTCAGTAGCAGTTGGTATCAAGATCAAGCCAAGCTAGCCGGCGGTGACTGGGCAAACAAAAATACTACCTTAAACTATGCTGGCCGTACCGTGACAGACATGTGGGAGCAATTGATTCCTCACCTGGACTACGTGGAGCAAATTTATTTCGCCGGCGGCGAACCACTCATGATGGTTGAACACTACAATATTTTAGACGAGTTAGAGCGTCGTGGCAGATTTGATGTTAGATTGATTTACAACACCAATTTTACACAGGTCAAGCTCAAAGATCGCACAGTGTTTGATTACTGGAAAAAATTTAGAAATGTTGCGGTAGGTGCCAGTCTCGACGCCATGGGTTCACGTGCAGAATACATACGTAATGGCACCAATTGGGCCACAGTAGAACACAATCGACAACAGATGTTAAAAATTTGCCCCGATGTTGATTTTTATATCAGTCCTACACTAAGTATTCTCAATGCCTTGCACCTACCAGACTTTCATCGAGCCTGGGTTGATCAGGGTCTAATACAAGCACAAGATCTTAATGTAAACATTCTACAAGATCCTGCGTTCTATAGAATAGATGTTGCTCCTGACAAATACAAACAGCTTCTTCGCCTTAAATTTGAAGAACATTTGGCCTGGTTGCGTCCTCAAGATTCGTTGGCTCGTGCCACTGTGGGTTTTGAAAGTGCTGTAAATTTTATGATGTCCACAGATAACACCCATTTGCTTCCTCAATTTTGGTCTCGTACTAGACAACTTGACACAATCAGACAACAAAAGATATTAGACGTGATACCAGAACTACAGGCACTGTTATGAACATACCGCACGATAAATTCTGTGTTTTACCTTGGGTAAGTTTAGAGACCAGTCCTATTGGCACGGTAAGACCTTGTTGCTTGGCCGATGACGAAATTGTAAATGACCTAGGAGAAAAATTTAATTTAGCAACTGCAAGTTTTTTGGAAATTCAAAACAGTAATCACATGTTGAAGTTGAGAGAGGAATTTCTAAATGGTAACCAGCCAAAAACCTGTAGAAAATGTTGGAGAGAAGAACGTGCCGGCAGAACCAGCAAACGCATCCATACCCTAGACAGACTCAAACACATTGTTGGTGATCAAGAGTGGACTCAACAGGCTCGACCTTTGTTGTTTTTGGACTTGAAGTTGGGAAACATATGCAATCTTAAATGCCGCATTTGTGGATCATGGAGCAGCAGCACTTTTGCCACCGAAGAATTAACCAATTTACCTGCAGACGAAGATCGCAAAACCAGCCATCATTACCAGATGTTACGCCAGGGCGCATGGCCCAAAGAAAATCCAACATTCTGGTCCGAAATAGATCAGGTCATAGATCAAATACGATACATTGAATTCACTGGTGGTGAACCATTCATGATCCAAGAACATTTTGACATGTTGCAAGGAATCGTTGATCGTGGCATCGCCAGCAGTGTAGAAATACACTACAACACCAACGGGACTCATTGGCCAGAGAAGGCCGAAACGATTTGGAAACATTTTAAAACAGTAGAAATAGCATTCAGCATTGATGATGTCAAAGAAAGATTTGAATATCAACGGTCAAATGCAGATTGGTCTGAGGTTTGTAATAATATAGAACGATTCCGACAACTCAGAGCCCAATATGCAAATATCCAACTACAAGTATGCACCACCGTCAACGTGTTCAATGTGTATTACCTGCAACACGTGGCTGAATGGATTAGACAACAAAATTTTGATTTTGTATACTGGAACATGATGCATGATGCCTATTATTTTAGTATAGCTACTCTTCCAGAATCGGCCAAAAAAGCTATCACGCAAAAACTTTGCTCGGCTCAAGTGGATCCAGCAACCAGAAAAGAATTTGATCAAATTGCAGATTTTATGAATAACGGAACCAGCCTAGATGGTTTTATTCTGCGCATGAGAGTGGCAGATTTGGATCGTAAACGCAATCAAAATCTAGCAGTGGTAGAACCAGAATTTGCACAACTGATTGATTATGCCGGCCCCACCTGAACGACCAGATACCCTGTGCATGGCACCTTGGACACATACCTATCTCAGCCCACAAACTGAACGGCGAATGTGTTGTGCCAGCCGTGAACCTGCTCAAAACTTTGAGCAATACATAGACACTGCCACTGGTTCTGGGCAATACAAACCTGTGAGCCTGGATGAACACTGGAATAGTCCTCACATGCGAAGCGTGCGACTGCGTATGATGAAAGGCGAAATCTTGCCAGAATGTGAAGTCTGCAACAACAAACTATTGAACACCGACGTATATAGAGACTATTTCAATAGATTGTTTGCCCACAAGTACGAAGAATGTGTAAGAGCCACAGACCGCTATGGATTTACCAAGGTACGCCCTGTGAGTTGGGATTATAGATTCAGCAATCTTTGTAACTTCAAATGTCGTATGTGTGGAGACATGCTCAGCAGTAGTTGGGAAACGGAACAACGGCAACACAACATGATCGACTGGTCAAATTCCAAGAACACCTGGATGCTTCCGGAAGTACGTGAACAGATTTCGGCCTATCAAGACAGCCAGATTGAAGCTGAATTTGCCTTGGCTGTGGAACAACATCGTGTGGAAGAAGTTTATTGGGTAGGCGGCGAACCTCTAATGTACGAACAACATTGGCGCTACATGAAACGTATCATTGAGTTGGGTGATGGGCCACGTGTGTATGCCCGATATAACACCAATCTTAGCCGAATCGAGTACAAAGGAATAAATCTCTACAAGGACATTTTGGCACACATGCGTGACTGGCAGATTTGTGCCAGCCTAGACGGCACTGGTGCTGTAGGAGAATACATAAGAACTGGTTTAAACTATAACTCTTGGTTGATAAATTTTCAACAGGGCGTGGATATTGCCCGCCATCGTCGTCAGATGCGTATCGATTTTACTTTGACCTTGCCCGGGCTATTTGAAGTTGAATCGATACAAAAACTGGCCAGCGAGTTGGGCGTAGACATCTTGGCCAAGGTTGTGTTCAGTTTTGGCCCAGACATCATAATGAGTCCCCTGGCCTTGCCCAGAGAATTATTAAACAAAACTGTAGATCTTATAATTTCCAATTTACCAGCGGGTGCCTTACAAGACGTTCTATTGCAATTGAAATCTCGCCCAACTTTTGCCGAACAATGGCCAGAAACTTATCAGGAAGGTCTTGCAAAAGGCAAACAACGTATGTTAAAATTAGAAAACATCCGAGGTGACACATTTACCATGGATCAAATACTCAAAAAAGACCCGGACATATATGATTGGTACCAGAAAATATCTACTTGATGTAGTGGAAATAGATCTAGGCACGCCAGATGATACCTTGCGTGTATATGCCAACATCTACGATAACAGTCTCAGTCGCAAATGGTTGACGTCCTTGAACAACCTGTTGGCCAACCAATATCATCTAGAAAAAAATTACTGTTTTTTTGGATTTCCAGATGGTCCGAGGAATGGAAACTATTTGCTTGATCAAATAAATCGTAGTATACAGGCTATCAATGACAGCAATCTAGGATATCGTATCAATGATCATTTTGACATGAGCAATAGTGTAAACGATAGCGGAGGTATCAATCATGCTCATTTCAATCAGTTGCACAGATACTTTGAAGACCTACAAGGCGGCAGCGGCCATATCAGTGATTACTACTGGCGGGCAGATAATGTCACACGATGGCATATCCGCCAATTGAATCTCTTGTGCCATGAATTCGAAAGCTGGCAACTGAGCTGGAGGAAAAAATACACCGCCCCTGAATGGCAACGTCCAAGCCAACTCATGTGTTGGCTAAGGGCCCCAAGATTTGTTTTGGACGAGGAAGACTATGAGCTGTTCGGCATAGAAACTATCAATCGCAGTTTAGGCGGAGTTTATATAGGTGTGAACAAAGCAGTGGGCAAACACCATTGGGAAGTATTCCAGGACGAAGGACGTGAGTCAAGACTTGGTGAACTAACTACAACCAGTCTCAAAGCACAGACCGAAGCCGCTGGTGATTTCGACATTGAATGGGGCAACAATCCAGGAGAATTTCATTGGCAAAAAATAAGATTAAAAGAATTTAGAGAATGGTTAGCGGCTAACAATTTTGATCCCAATGACAAAACATTGACCATTGGGCACCCACAAATTGGACAAGTAGATCTAGTTCGTAGTTTTGGCACAGAAGATTACCGAGAGATATGGGCTCAGTTAAATACCCATCTTGATGTGACAGCAGTTAGAACCAGCACAGCCAGTGCTGAGTACACTTACTCATGGGCAGATTCAGATTACATGGAGAAACAAATCAAATGTCTTGGATAAAAAACATAATCAGTCGCATACGACTAGAGCTACGTTATCGTAAGAAGCTTAAAGAACTGCGTAAACGAGATCCGTTTATCTACAAATGAAGTTGGAACCAACTAAACATATACTGGGTATCAGTGCCGGATTTCATGATGCAGCCGCCACACTGATACGCAGTGATGGGGAAATAGTTTTTGCTGGTCACAGTGAACGCTACAGTGGCCGCAAAAATGATGCCAATCTGTGTCAGGGTCTTTTGGAAGAATTTTGTGATTACCACATAGATACCATTGCCTACTATGAACGTCCTTGGTTGAAACAAGCCCGCAATTTTGTGTCAGGGCAAGGCATAGACTGGCGAAATGTTACGGTCAATCAAGTTCTAAGGAATCAATTGGGCGCATGGTTGCAACATCCGCCTAGACAGATAAAAACTTACAGTCATCACCTGTGCCACGCGGCTGCAGGTTTTCAAACAAGCCCATACGATCGAGCCACCTGTGTGATCATAGATGCCATTGGTGAGTTTGACACTGTCAGCATCTGGGGAGCAGAATATGATACAAAAAATAAAGCAACGTATAAAAAACTTTGGAGCCAAAGTTATCCGCGGAGTATCGGGCTCTTTTATAGTGCAATTACTCAGCGAATTGGCCTACACCCGCTAGATGAAGAATACATCACCATGGGCATGGCAGCTTGGGGCAAGCCACTGTACGTTGAAGAATGCCGGGCCTTGTTGGAAGACAACCTGCACATAGGCATTGATCCAGATTGGCTGTGGCTGGCCGACAATGAAGATATTGCGGCCAGTGCTCAGGTTTTAACAGAAGAATTGATATATAGTGTTATGCGTCGTGCCCAGGAATTTGACTGGAGCTCAAATCTAGTTTACCAGGGCGGCGTGGCTTTGAACTGTCTTGCAAATAGAAAACTCGGTGAATATTTTGAAAACATTTGGATCATGCCTTGTCCTGGCGATGCTGGCAATAGCATTGGTGCTGCCGCACTGGCCCATGGAAGACGTCTACGCTGGACAGATGCGTACCTTGGCCACGAAATCCCAGGAGAATATCCTGTTCGCGCCCTCGTTGATCATTTACAAAGTGATAGAATCGTCGGTGTCGCTAGCGGTCGAGCAGAATTTGGACCCCGAGCCCTTGGAAATCGAAGTCTCCTTGCCGATCCCCGAGGATCAGATATAAAGGATCAAGTCAATGAGATCAAACGTAGGCAAAAGTTTAGACCGTTTGCGCCGGTTATCCTGGCAGAGCATGTGGATGAATTTTTTGATATGCCCCGGGGTTGGAGTAGCAGTCCTTATATGCAGTCAATCGCAACTTGTCGCAGTCCTGACTTATACCCTGCTATCTGTCATGTGGATAACACTAGCCGAGTACAGACTGTCGAAGCTGACGGAAGCGGCATTAGAGCACTCTTAGAAGCTTGGTATGCACGTACAGGTTGTCCTATGTTGCTGAATACTTCATTAAACATACGTGGCGAACCCATGGTCAATGATCGTGCAGATGCCAATAGATTTGAACAGAAGTATAATGTAAAAGTGTTTAGTTAACAAACCAAGGAGCCCATTCTGGAACCACTTCTCTGAGCGGTCTTTTACTAAACATATCTTCTAGTTCAATATGTTTAATAAATTTTTGCAAAGCATCTGGACTAAATTCTACATTTTCAACACTACTTATTAAACGGTCTATAGTATCTAACCAGTTTTTTTCATGGTTGGTGTATCCAGTTCTGTAATGCTCGTATCTTTTTCTACCATTTTTTAATCTTTCAAGGGCCACGGTTCTCAATTCAGGAGGCAACGCAGCTACGCCCAAGGTATTTTGTTGATAGACTGGGCTTATGGCAATAAATTTCATGTCATTGGCATGACACCAATCGACGAAATCCATGGCATGTAAAATATTAATAGCAGATACCACATGATTAACAATCTCATGAACCACCGGAGTTTGATGTATCTTTATTGTATTTTTTTCTACAGTGTTCCAATCAGCTCCACGGCGCTGATATTCAATAATCTCACCAATTCCGTCAATGCTAACTGTATATAAAACTTTTTTAAAATGTTTAAACTTCTCAACCATCTCGTCGGGAAAATCACTTGCATTGGTTAGCATGGTTATTATCATATTTTTAGCAAGATCTTTTTCAATTATTTGATCTATTACTTTATGAACCTCGGGTTGCAATATAGTTTCTCCGCCGGTAAAACCCAATATTTTTACATCTTTTAGTAGGTCAAAAAAATCAGACTCAACTGGATTTGTTACATTTTTTGTTTTCGCACCATTTTTTATTTCAAATACATGGCGTTGGCTACTGGCACCGGCAATACACATAACACAGGCATAGTTACAATAATTGCTGGGCATGTAGTCTAATGCATGAACACTATCTACAGTTAGTCCATTGTTGATAATTTTTTCTATTTCGGCCATGATATCTAGGTCAAGATGCTCGAATAGATATTCATTATTGAGTTGACGTGAACTGGAAGCTCCAAGTTTTTCAGCACCACTACAATCTCGACAACCGTGTAGCTGATCTAATTGTCCATTTAACATTGCTGACCGAAGATTTTTCCAGTGAATATTATTTCTTGAGTCACTGATACTTGAATTCTGTATGTTCCATTCGTTATTTGATTTTATAACTGTGCAAGGTTTTATCTGATTTATAGCTGTCTGATCTTTTCCAACTATGTGACTTGTAGTGTAAAAATTATTAAGAAATGGAGCCAAACAAATTTTATCTCCATATTTGTCATAAAGTTTTTTGACTTGCAATTTTTTATTCATAGATAAGTTTCCAATCCTCCACGTCTTCTAAGATCTTGGGTGCAACAACTGATTCCACCATCCCAAAAATAACTGTGACGTAATTCTGAAATAATAGGATTGATTCTATGCTTTTTACAAAAATCAAAAACATCTCGATTGTAGGCACTGAAGATCACATTCTCTTCGTCCAGCACCAAGCAGTTCACATCAAATACTGTTTCGGCCACAAACCCTGTCCACTTATTAAGATATAAATCTACAAATTCAGTAAATTCGGGTGTAGGTGTTTGTCCTTGTACATACCATGCACCTGGATTCGCTTCCCATTTAAATTTTCCAACTTCCATAGCAGCCCAAATTGAGCTGTCCCAAATTTTTAAAACTTCCCATCCTGGAAAATCCTGGGCTAGATGCAGATGCATGTCATGTTTGCTGCTTAGTATAACCCCGGGTTTCAATATAGCAAATACAGCATCGCCATGGCCATCAGTTACAGCTTCATGTATTCTGTATTCCGACCCCAACACATTGTCCACGATCCAGCGTGTTTGCTCTGGGCGTAAAAAATCACTATTATCAAAGAATATGTCACGCCCTACACGCACGATGCATGATGCACTTGCACCATTTAACACACAGTCTGGACTCCAGGTTTCTCCGTGTGGATTGATTACTTGAGTTTTATACTCAGAACAAATTTGATCTAATTCAGGAATAGGTAATACACGCAATAATTTTTGACCCAAGGTAATTTGCCAATCTCTTGGAGTCAGTGGTGGCAAAGATGCACCATTATTATATATTTGTTGTTGAGTAAAATTGTCTTTGTTGGGTAGATCTGGTCGTCGCACCCGAGCACCATATTGTTCGATGATGCGTTGTAGATTTAATAAATCTTCTTCGGTTTCTGCCAAGATTTGTTGTAATTGATTTCGCACCTGTGCGTTGTCAATAAAATCAAAGTAGTCAGGCGGAAAGGCTCGTCCTACTATGACCTCTTCAAGTGGTTGCCAGCTGGTATAAGAATTTATCATTGTAATTTGGTTTTCAGATTATTTAACATGGTATTCAATTCGTGCCACAAAATGTCAGCAAAGCCACCACGATAGAAATGATTATAGTTGTGTTCAACCATTGGCAAGCATGCTCGGTGTATTTGTTGTCGTTCTTTTTCGGTCAAGTTGTCTAGATCTTTTAAGAGTTTTGCTACTTGTTCTACACGTAACAAGTCATTGGACTCAGTATCATAACTTTCGTCAAACACCGAGTCGAAAGTTTGAAACCCGTAACGTTTCATGTATTCTAAACTGCCCCCGGGAGCTACCAATACAAAAGGCATTTCTAAAGCTATAGCCTTGAAAGTTTTTTCTGTGATGTGCAACCTACGTCCAAAGTACACAGTTTCAGTTGGCACATAAACTAAGCTGTCTGCAGCTTCTGCAAAATTAGTTAGCCAGCACGATGACATCTGTTGTTGGGCCTCACCGTCGAACAGTCGAGGTAGTCCGGCGTTGTCTAATACATTTGCAATGTCAGGATATTGATTACAATACTTTCTTGCTATCACAGAGATGTCTATATCTTCGCAAGGACACACACGTGGGGCACTGATATTCATATTGGATATTTGATTTTTAAATATATGGTAAAGGAATAACACCCTGTGATCACGTTGGCCTCCTATGATCCTGTTGGGACTCATAAAAGTTTTTGTTGGTGTTCTATCTTGGGCACGTGGAATTAAAAATGTTCGATCATATCCGCGGAACCAATCTAGACAGGCCCATCCATGAAAGAAATAATAGTGAGCAGTCCAATCATATTTTGCACACAACTGTTGTACTTGTTCACCTTGTTCGCTGACTATAACATGTCCAAACGGATTGGGTTTGTTGGGCCACCATACATCGGTATTTCTCCTAAGCACGTCTTGGAACAAAGCATCAAACAGGTCAGCATCCGCCGGTTCTTGATCATGCATAAAAACGTAGTTGGTTTCTTTTCCGGTGCCGGTGCTTAGATTAAATAGATGTTCTGGATCAGTATGACCAAATGGATCACAGAAAAACAATCTTGTGCCTGGCCGATTGTGTTGCAACCAGGGCCAAAATGTGTTATTATAAATTTCATCTATTCTAATCATGTTTGACGTTTTTTATTCTGGAACAAAACCAAATCTATTTGCCCATGAACAGGCAGCGGAATCTGTGGAACAGGCACGGCAACTTTCGAAAACAAGATATTTTTGGTGGACGAACTATTTAACTGACTATAGTGATCATGATTTTCTTTGGGAGCCGGTTCCATGGGAAGCCAATCAAACGCATGCTTGGCCTAGCCAACATCAAGACAACGGCGGAACTCTTTTGGTTCCTAGACAAGGTGGATTTGATGTAAATCGAACTCATACTGTGTTACCAAGAAAATCTTCGGTACCATGCATAGGCATTGACCATGGAACCGGAGTAAGTGTAGAGTGTGAACTGTCTACTAGATACATCAGTGACTATCTAGGTACCCTGCGTAGAATTCTAGCTAAAGTTGATCATGAATATGTGTGGGTAGTGAGTAGTGTGTGCAATTACACCAACTTTGACTTTACCTGGCATCCGTCGGAATGGCAAGCCGACATGTTGCATGTATTTGCAAGTGGCACACAAAAGTTTGGGGACACATTCTACGTGCATGTGCCCACGTTCTTGGAAAAATCCAAAGACATAAAATTGTTGGAATGGTTTGAAACCATACACTTTGTAGAAGACGTCTCTGTGCCAAGATTGCCTATGCCCGTGGTCGATCATGCTCATGACACTCATGTGGCGGCCATACGAGAATACGAATTTCGCGATCCTTTGGTTATGTTCAGCACCGGTGGCCGCACAGCCTTTGAGCCCACTGTGGCCTTGTGGAGAGAAAAAACCAAGACCGTGACACCACTAACACCAGGCGCTAGTGTTGTGATTGTGCCTAGAGAAGCAAAAAATCACATAAGTCGGCAGGTATATGATTATCCCTACATAGACAAAACCTGGCGCCATGGGCAGGACCCTTTGTTGGATATAGTGTTTATAGAAAATGGCGAGCCCAATGCGTTAGATAACTTGCGTGCATTGTCAGCGGCCACAGCCAGTTTAGACAATCAAGTGTTTGTCAGCCGCGGCGTAACTGGACGTGTGGCCGCATATCATGCCGCAGCGGAAATGAGCACCACACCCTGGTTCTTTGCTGTGTTTGCCAAGCTCCGAGTCAATGAAAAATTTGATTGGGCTTGGCAACCTGATCGACTACAAGAACCCAAGCACTATATCTTCCATGCGTTCAACCCTATAAACAGATTGACGTATGGACATCAAGCTATGATAGCATACAACCGTCGTCTGGTGTTAGAGAATCCAGGTCAAGGTCTAGACTTTACATTAGATAGTGCTCATGAAGTTGTTCCCGTCCTATCAGGCACAGCTGACTATGCCTACACACCATGGATGGCCTGGCGCACTGCATTCCGTGAGTGTGTGAAACTGCGTGGACAAACCGATGTGGAAAGTCAGTATAGATTAGACAAGTGGCTTGGACCAGTACCCGAGGCCTTGATCAACTCGGAATGGAGTCGTTGGGGCGCCGAAGATGCTGTGGAATACTACGAGGCAGTCAATGGGGACCGGGCAGAACTACGCAAGAGTTATGACTGGGCTTGGTTAGCCTCGTATGCGTTGTTAAAAAGGAATCTTGTGGCAGATTAAATGTTGTCCAACACTTGATCCACGATATATTCAACTTCTAAATCAGTTAGTTCAGGGTACAAGGGCAAGGTCAGCACTCTACGTGCCATGGCCGATGCCGCACTTAGAATGTCGGGTCCTGTCAAGTGCTGATAGGCCGGTAACTCGTGCAAAGGTTCTCTGTAGTGTATCCGTGTTTCTATGCCGTGCAAGGCCAGATTACGTTGTAGGATATCACGATTTGACACTTCGATCACAAACTTGTGGTAGGCATGATACTTATGATTGCCTTCATCGATCAAACTACGTGCCGCAGTGCCTTGTAGTCGTTGCATCCAGTAGGCACTGATCTTGGCTCTACGAGCCTGCCAGGCATCAATGTGATTGGCCTTGACCAACATTTGCGCACAATCTATTTCACTCATACGGCTATTTGATCCGGTGTCCATGTGTGTGGGTTTGCCATTGTTGCGTGTGGTTCTAGCGTACTCTAACAAGTTTACATCGTCGGTCACAATGGCACCACCGTTGCCGTAGTTGTTCAAGTTCTTCATGGGATCGAAGCTGATAGCGGCTGAATTGGCCACACGCCTGCATCCATAACCCAACCAGTGCTGTGCAGCATCTTCTATGACCACAGATCCATTGTTGTTGAGCCACTCATGCTTGTTGAGTGCATGTCCATACAAGCCCACGGCCACCAAGGCCTGTACACTCATGTTGCGATCAATTTTACGCAGATCCATGATGCCGTAGTAGTCGGTATCAACGATAACGACATCCCAACCCACACGCATGAAAGCATTGATAGTGGCCGGATAGGTCATGGCAGGAACCAGCACTCGGGGAGGGTTGGGCCAGAATTTCTGTGACGCATAGTATTCGGCAATGATCTCCAAGGCATGTGTGCCCGAGTGACAAGTGGCCGCATATTTGACGCCGTTCTTTTTGGCCAACCAGCTTTCGAACTCGGCTGTGTAGTTGCCATCCATGAGATGGCCAGACCTTAGGACCACATCAGTGGCATCTAGTATCTCGGTGCGGAGATTGTTATACTGTTTTTTTAGCCCAGTAAACGGAATTGTTAAGCCATTCATAATAGCGTTGAAACCCTTCATCTATGTCCACCTTGGGATCAAATCCCAAGTCTCTACGTGCTGCATCGATATTCAGTGCACCGCGACTAGGAAAGTCTGCATCTTTGTCGCGAACTTCTATAGTTCCTTGACCGACAATTTGTACAGCTAATTTAGCTGCTTCAAGTAGGGTCTTAGAATGACTCTTTGTAATGTTATATATTTTGTTTTGATGTTCACTCAGTGTAGCAGCAACAATACCGTCGGCGGCATCGTCAACATAGGTAAAGTCCAAGGTTTCGTTTGCACCGTTTACTTTAATAACACCACCACGCATGGCTGTAAGAATGAATTTACTAATAACACGATCCTCAACATCCAACGGTCCATACACAGCACTGGGTCGAATAATGATGTAACTCATTCCGATCCTACGAGCATAGTCTTTAACCAACCATTCACCGGCCAGTTTCATAATACCGTACTGCCCTTGTGGTCGACATTCCGCATCTTCACAGACATCATCGTCAAAGTCGCCGTAGACCATTGAACTACTAATATAAACAAATTTGCCCACCTGATTATTTTTTGCAGATTCTAATAGATTAAGCAAGCCTTCACTCATGGTTTTGCTACCAAGCTGTGGATTTACATTGACTACCTTTTGTCTAGGAAAGCTAGCCAAGTGTAAGATAGTATCGGGTTGATATGTTTTTATCAACCAGTCTACGCCTTCGCGATCTGCGATATCAATAGCGTGTATGCGACTTGTTTTAATTTTTTTACGACGTTCCGCCAGCAGGTAATCTAATTCCGCCTGAGGAACTAGTCCGTAGTTGGTTCGAATATCTGTGATATAAACTTCATGTCCTTGCTCTTCAAGACGTTGCACAATGTTATGTCCAATAAGACCCAATCCGCCGGTTACTAATATTTTCATTTGCCCCACCTTAATAAGTATTCTGTTGCCAACTTATCATCTACTTCACCGTAGACAATGATTTTGTGACCCCAATTTTGTTCATCGGGTCGCACAATATATCGTGGGTCTTGGCAATTCTCCATGACCCACTGCCCTTGTTCTGTTTGTTGCCACTCATACAACGGTTGTGTGGCATAGATTTCTGGATCCTCCACATCGCCCATACGAAAAGAGTGGAAGTCGATTTTTCGCACTTATTTCTTTTTGTGTGCTTCTGCTGAGACTACACGCTGACGTAATCCAGAACTACTGAATGAATGGTCACGCCCATTGAAAATTGGTACAATACCTCGAACTGCGCCTTCTTTTTTACCAGTGTATTCTTTACTTTCGTATTCAACACCTAGCACACGAATATCCAATGGAAGTATTAGTAGCAAGTCAATTAAGTCTTGTTCTGTTTGATACACTACTACTTCGTCTACATACCGACACGCGGCCAATTGTATCTGACGTTCTACAATACTTTGAACAGGTTTGTTCTTGGTATCAGGACGATCAATGGTTGGATCTGTTTGTAAGCCAGCAATCAAGTAATCGCAATGATTCTTGGCTTCGGCCAACATGGCAATGTGACCGGCATGTAACATATCAAATGTCGAGAAGGTAATACCTATGGTCTTGCCTTCGGCTTTTAATTTTCGAATGTGATTGAATATCATACTGCTATTATAACAGAAAGTCTATTAGGTTACAAGGAATTCGGAGACCATTGGAAAGATAGATTCAAGTGCGACAGCACAGGCCTGTGCAATTTCTCTATGTTCTTTTTGCGTTTCTGGCCCACTACGCAATTCGATATAGTGTACCCAACTGCGAAGTGTACCTTGCATGTACAAGCGACTAGTGGTAATACCTTCGGGTAATACAGCACGTGCCTGCTCTTTGGCAATACCGTTATCTAGTGCCCATTTGTATGCTTGATTACTAGCTGATACAACCTGTGCCTGTTTTTCTTCCCACAACTCTTGTAAGTAAGGATTGTCAACTTCAATACTGTTCTGGCGATTCTTAACGTCTTGTAGTCGAGCTTCTTTGTACTCTATACCTAAGTCAGCTACAGCATAACGCTGGCTGAACTCTTGGAAGCTGAAACTACGATGACGTAGAATCTGTCTGGCAATATCGCGTGTGGTTTCAATTTCCAAACAAGCTGATACCATTTCAAGTGGTGACCAATGCTGGTGCTTGATAAGATAGCGGATCAGCTTCTCGCTAGTGTCTGTGTTGGTTTGGTTAGATGGATTGCTAACCCTAGCGCAGTAAGCAACTAGTTCTTGGGCATTAACTATGCCCTGTTCTACCAGTTCCTTGCTTGGCTCACTACTGCTTACCAATGTTACTTTCACAGTTTACCTAGTAATTTATCTGTCTCGGGTTGTACTAGATTAGCCACAGAGGTAACATCAACTACAAAGTCTACGTCACGTATCTGCTCGTTGTTGTCGTTGAAGAATCTAGTCAACATGGATTCGACTTCTTCTAATTCAAGACCTTGTTTTAATAAAGTATGAACATTTATGGTCTTTTGACGACCGCCTGCCAGTTTAACAACAACCTTTTTTATACACTCCAAGGGAACATCGGTCTTGTTTACTTCTGCTACTATGCGTTCCCAGTGTGTCAAAAATTCATCATTGTGCAACATCGGCCATCACTGACTTGGGTTTACGACCGCGTGCCTTGGCGGCAGGTGCGTCTTCAGTGACTGGAACTGCGGCTTTGGCTGACACAGTAGGATCCAATTTCTCAGCTTCCTTCTTCATGCGACCAGCTTCAGCTATCATAGAACGTGCATTGGCTTCCATGGCCTTGGCCTGTGACAACATGTTTGCGGCAATATCACGATCTGAAAGTGCGCCATCTTGTCCAGCACGCAAGACAGGTGCTGTGACTGCAGAATCTTTCTTTGCCTGTGTTGCTTTGAATTCGGCTTCAGCTTTACGCTTGACTTCAGGAGCAACTAGGCCGCGGCTAGCATCATTCTCAGCCATTTTCTTGATGGCAGCTTCGCCAGTTTTCATCTCATTTAGCATTTTGTTAAGTTCATCAAGACGAATGGTAGCTGTTGATGTGGGTGTTACAATCACATCGGCAGTGCGTAGTTTCTTGATCATGCGCTCTTGATGCAAGGTTTCCAACACGGGACGACCGTCGGGCAGGAAGGTTCTATGTAGGGCATCGGCCAACTCTTCACTCTGCTGTGCCACTTCGCTTTCCAGGGCCTTCTGTACGCTGTCTTGCCAATGTGCTGGCATGACTTCAGGATAAATGCACAAACACATGTGATCTTCACCGGGTACCTGACGGAACAGGATACAAACCTTGCGGTCTCCGTGTTTGCCTACGTGTTTCATAAATGCCATGTTATTCTCCTTTGGGTTCGTTGTTACCAGCGTTGTTTGCTTCTTGTTCTTGAGCCTGAGTTATGACTGCTTCTAAAAATGCTGATAGCTTGTCATAAACGGCACCTACCTGACTGATTTCTGCACCACGGAAGGCTCCGCGAGTGCAGGCCAGGTCTATAATGTTCTTGATGGTATCAAGATCTGCGATTGTTATTTGTGAGTTGTCCATGCAGATATTTACGACTAGGCACAGCCAATGATTTATTTTTGCCGTAAAAAACACCCCAAAGTGGGGTGTTTTGGCTAAACTGACGGGCTTATTTGTTGCGGAACCAGTAGTTGGCCGCAGCTACAAACCAGCAAAGTACTGCATTTACGTACTGCTCCTGACCAAAGAAGATCATGCCACTCATGATCATGGCCCCGATAATAAACCAAGTGATTTCTGTGGCGTTGGCCAAATACCAATGTCTAAAACGTTCAAGCATGTGCTGTTTCCTTTTCATAGTAAGCATACTGACCCCAGGGCGGAACTACAGTCGTGTTACCATGAATAATCCATACCGTGTCGGCATAGTTTTCATCACCCCAGGATCCAAATGGGTAACCGTCTGTGAACACGATCAGCCGCTTGGGCTCGATCTGTTCTTCTTTTAAATAGTTAAAGATAGCGTCAAAGTCTGTGCCACCACCGCCCTTGACTTCATAATCGCAGATAGTGTCTAGATTGTCTGAATTGTATTGTGCAGGATTATACACCCTAGTATCAAAGGTAAAGATATGGATCCTGTAGCTCTGGAACTGATCCATGATACCCTGGGTTTCTGCCAAGAAGTCTCGGAGCATGCGTTCATCGATCGACCCTGATGCATCAATGCCTATGGCAATATCGATCAGCTCGTCATTCTTCATACCTGGCATTACTGCATCCATGTGCCAGCCACGTCGGCTGGCTCGCATCCAAGTAAAGTCACTCTTGATGGTACTTTCCAACTGCATACGCAACAACTCACGCCAGTTCATCTTGGGTGCAGTCATGTCTTGGATCAGGCGTCGGACACCTGCAGGCAAGTTGCCAGCACCATCCGACGCTGCGGCTGCTGATAGCACTGCTTCTTTGATTTCATCGCGGATCTTTTGACGCTCTTCGGCACTCAGCTTGGGCTTCTTGCCCTTGCCATCCTTTTCATCACCATCATCATCGCTATCACTGTCACCTTCGCCATCCAGATGATCATCTAGGAGCTTGTCTACAAGATCTGACAGGTTGATTTTTTCAGCATTTTCATACAGGATGTCATAGATTTCCTCACTGCTCTTGCCTTCGAACTTGGAATCGTACAGGCAAGGTACCGACGTAATAAACTCACCCACTCTATGTTTTTTCAAGTCACCATTGACAGCATAGTCATTGGCCACGTTGAACAACATGGGATCACGGTCTCCTCTGCGACCAAAATGATCATACACACAATGCAAGACCTCATGACCAAACAAGAACTCGATCTCTTTGGGTCGGAGCATGTCAATGAATCTGCTGTTATAATAGAAGTTTCGGCCATCTGTGGCAGCTGTGCCACACCATTCGTCGGCATTGACTAGTTTGAGTCGAGTAGCCAAGTTACCAAAAAAACTGGCACGGAGCAATAATCCCACACGAGCTGTGATCAGTTTTTCACGCACCTCGCGATCCAGTTTAGGATCCATGGGTCCAATCAAGTCTTTGAACTTGTCGGCTTCTTTCTTGTTCTGACTTGTAGCGGCTGTGCTCATACTGCTCCTATTATCTGACTGTATATAATATTATAGCAAAAACGGATTTATTGGTCAACCGTGCAGTTATTTAGATATTTTAGCACAAACCAAGTTTGTTGGGCTTGATCATAGAAATCCAGGTGTATTTCCATCTGATGGGTATAACGACCATACAAATCCCGACCAATGCTGGAAAGAAACTCATTTTCGTCATCGCTGTATTTTTCACTACAGGGTACCCAGGCCTTGTGTCTGCGCACAGTGAATCCCAACTCTCGCTTGCAAACATAACTGATCAACACACGGGTTCCGTGGTCAATTCCAAGTCGGTATTGTATGGGTTCCCAATCCTTAGGATTATGGAATATGATCAGGCCAGGTTTGATGGTTACTTTCATGGCAAGCCCTTCACGGTGTCAATGGCCCTGCGAGCATACTGTTTAATCCGAGGTTCTTGACTCATGCGTTCTATATCTTCCAATGCTGTCATCATGATTTCGGCTTCCTCGGCCATCTTGAAGCAACGGTTTCGCAAGTTGCTGGCTTCGATCCATGATCCAATAGCACCAACCAATCTAGCGACAATGTAGGCCCAGTTGATCATGTGCCAAACTTCAACAAGAACAAGGTGTGCCTCTGTTCATCCAATATTTTATAGCGTAAATCCACACCTTCGGGCTGTATGGTCATTTCTATGCCATAAACTTCACGCAGGTATCCCGGAAAACTCATGTCATGAACACCAGACTTCCAACGCTGATCCCATTCCTGTTTGACTTTCATTAGACGTCGGTAGATATCTTGATTTTCACCCAATATGGTATCAATCCTGGCTTCGGGTGTGGCGTAGTATTCATCCTTGGCCTTGTCCACCAAGCGTTGGCCAAATTCATACACACGAGTTCGAATATCGTCTTTACTCATCTTCCCACCATTTGATAGTCCGGGCACGCAGTTTGATCATGATAAACTCACGATCATCCACACGACCCCTGTATATACCCCAGTGCGGTTTGACCAAGTAAACCCCATTGGCATTTTCCAACCAAACTCTACGGCTGTTGGACATGAAGTCATCGTGGGTCTTGAAACACATCCTGCCACCTTCTGCCGGCGAGCAGTTGGGCATGCACCACAGGTGCCACTGTTCCAAGTTGGCCTTTTGTGTGCGTTCATCAAGTTCGTAGTAGTAGTTCATCGATCCCAGACCAATTTAAATGTAGTAGCGTCTCGGGCATCTTCAAAACGAAACGCAAATCCTTCAGTTTTCTTCCAGCCATGCAAGTGCCAACGACCATGACCAGGATAATGATCGCACCACTTGGTTATAGTGTTGGGGCTTCGGTCAGCGTTGTTTAACATGGTATCCCAGGAAATCACAACTTCTGTCCAGTCAGGTGGCGGCCATGTTTCTAACTGAGTCATTCAAACCGCATGCGGAAAAAAGTTTCTTGAGCAGGGTCACGGAATATAAATCTGACTTCAGGATGTGCATGTGAGCTGTCATCCCACCCATCGTAAGGATCTGGTCTATATTCCCAGGTAAAATCTTCATTGAGTCGTAATCCAGCTGTCAAGATCTGCTCCTTGAGCTCTAAAGCCTGTTGTGCGTTTTGAACCAAGATCCTGATCATGCCCACTTCAACATAAACATGGTGTAGTCCGAATCCAAAGCAAACTCAAACACACCTTCGCTGACAAAGCGCCAGGCGCCTTCACAGTGTTGATCACACCACTTGATACATGGCAACCAGCCCACATACCGGATGTTTCCTGGCGCCATCACACTGGCCACTCTCATTCCCACCTCAACCGGAACAGCACAGCATGTCGCTCGTCACGGAACATGTAGGTGCTCTTGTAGTCAGGATTGATGCTCTGTGCCGCGATGTCCTCACCCAGTTTATACCAATCCTGATCAAATACACCAATGGTCTTGTCACACCAGTCACACACTTCCTGCCAGTCATGGCTGGTGTAACAGATGTAGGGCCATTCTGGATCAGGCAGGCGCATGCTGTCTCCAACGGAGTTCAAACATGGTCAGGGCTGAATCGCTGACATAGATCCTGTATTCTTGATATCTACAACTCCAGGCCCAGTCAGTGTTGAGGTAACTGAAATCGTGTATGTCTATGTTCATACGCACCTTGCTGGCAACCATTTCTCTGCGGGTGTCCACTTCCTGGCTCCACCCATAGGTCTCATTGAACCATTTTCTAGCACGGTCAAAGTCTAGCACACCTGTGCCCATGCCCCACTCACGATTTTTATGAAACTCAATCATGTAGTTAAATTCTTCCCAGTAAGCGTATCTACGATCCAGTCGGGTAACAGTATAGTTCATATTATCTCAATAAAGGTGGAAGGCTGTGATGGACACAGCCTGTGATGACCACAGCCTTCCGGGCCTATTTCTAGGCCGAAGCTTGCAAGATATACTTGCCGTAGCGGTTGTGGAACTCATCAAAGTTCTTGAGCTTGGTAGGCTGGAACGGTAAGTTGTAGGTAGTAAGTGCAATACGAGCACCCATGACCACAAGCTCAGTTTCAAAATTCTGCATCATGTATTTGAAGAAATGATCAGCCATTTCATGGAACTGTTTGTCCGGCACCTTCTTCTCAATGGCCGCCTTGAGTTCGTAGCACATGCCAATGACCAATGAATACATGGCCGACACTTCTTTGACATCCAGGTCCTTGACCTTGCCACTTAAAATATCTTCGGGCCGGGGCATGCGACCAGCAATCTTGCGGTGAGCCATGAATTTCACAGCAAGACCTTCGCCCACAGTACCTGCAATCAAGTTCATGATGGTGTCATCATCGCCGTCTTCATCTTCAAGAATCTGGCTGACGAATGTCCATGAACGAGGTGTAGCAAAGGCACGGCTCGCTGATTTAGGATCAAAGTCATAGAGATCTTGCTTGGCAAAACTCAAATAACCAACCACGTCCTTGTGGATGTTGTTGTTGACTGCCCATTCTTGGTAGCTGGCAAAGTCCACACGCATTTCTTGGTGTATGAAACGATTGGCCAAGGGCGTGGGCATGCGATAGGTCACACCTTTGTCTGACTCGCGATTACCGGCGGCAACCAAGACCACGTTGTCGGGCAAGAAGTATTTGCCTACTCTGCGATTCAGGATCAACTGATAGGCCGCGGCCTGCACCGACGGAGCTGCCGAGTTCATCTCGTCCAAGAACAAGACCACGATGGGATACTGCTTGGCGAATTCCGCAGTTGGCAGATCAACTGGTTCGGCCCAGTCCATTTTGCCTGAATCTTTGTTGTAGAACGGAATACCACGAATGTCGGTGGGCTCCATCTGACCAAGTCGGAGGTCGATCATGTGGCCACCAAGTTCTTGGGCAATATCTGCTACCAATTCACTTTTGCCGATACCAGGAGGACCCCAGAGAAATAACGGGCGTTTTTTTGCAAATGCTTTGAGCAAGCTCTTGCGGGCCTGCACCGAGGTTACTGTTCTTGTATCTGACATGGCTGTGTCCTTGAATTATGATTAAAAATAACTACTAAACTACATTTTACAACATGATGAATTAATGGTCAACCAGCTGTTTTTAACCGTAATCTAAATACCACACCCATGATGGGCATGGCATAATGCGCACTGGGTTTGACTTGATGCATGTATCTGGCATCAAACAACATAAATCTCCCCGGTCTTGGAGCCACTACGTTTTCTACATCGCCGATAGGAAAATTTCGGGCCTGATCGTTCTCAAATTTGCCGGTATAGTCGCCGGTGTCTGCATGATCACTGTGAAATAATGTTTCTCCGTAAAATTGCGGATGCCATTCTGGATTGGCAAAATAAACCAAATTGAAGTATTGTTCTTGATCCAACAACGGACTGTCTCTATGTATGCTTTTGGTTCTTGCTTGTTGAAGTTCACGCTCGTTGCCACTGCCATAAACTCTCCAGCCTATGCCAGGAGTGCCGGGGTTGCCGTTGGGTTTATCTAAACCAGCCACAGGGCTAATTCCAGTCATATAACGAGGCATTCCTTCGGGAACTCCTTGTATTTCAAATTGATTGTCCAGCAAATTGTTGATCGTGGTCCACAATTCATTGATCACTGGTGCCCGGTGAGACAGACTTTCCTCATCCCAGGCTATTGGTAATCTGGGTTGGCTGGGAAAGTGCCTTGGAGTTACTAATTTATCTTCTCTAGGATACCAAAGGCTGTGGCTGTGATCGTAAAAATTCACACAATATTCACTGTCCATTAAAAAATTAGATACTAGAGATTGCAACGCAGGATCTATTTCGTTGTCATACACTGTTAATTTGTAACTGCCTTGTTTGATTGTCTTGCTCATGATATTATTTTCTCCTGATAATTAGCGATTTTATACATTGGACTGAGATGACCTTTAAGCCCATTTCTGACAGAATTTTCATTGAACCATTGTTTGCCGCACAGTCTTTCTAGTTCATAGATACTGGATTCCCATTTGAGTTTGGCTTCAAGATCACTGTCTAAAAACCATTTGCTCTGTTCATTGTAAATGGCACTGGTTGGTTTTTTGACCTGCCAGATATTGTGATCCCAGAGTGGATAAATTGCACGATTGACCTGGCGGTAGTAGGACTCATCATGAAAGGCTGCGATATTTTTTACGTGTTTGATCAAATTGATTTGATTGATCGAGGTCAAATACTTGACGACTTCGTGACTCATTTTGATTGACAGTTCGGGCATGTTTGGAGTCCAATAAAAAAACTCATCATTTTCATAAAACTCACCCTGGATGTCATTGGTTGGCAAAACACTGGTAGTAAAGATTACATCTAAAAATGCAAAGTAGATGGCGTTGTCATCTCTGATCAATCTGGGCTTGTCGATACCATACACAAATCCAACTTTTTTACCTCGGTGTCTAAGCTCACTGTGTTCTCTAAAAATTTTATGGAATTTTGAGCGAACCATGCAGGTGGGATCAAACCGCACTCCGGCCGTGTAAAACCAGTCGCGATCATCGGCTGCTTTGATTATGTGTTCGGTCCAATCAAAAACATTGATTTTGATTTGGTACTCGGCCACTAGTTTTTTTAACAGTGGCAAACTTTGTCGGATTTCTCTGGTGTAGTACCCTGGACTGCGATCCAATCCCAGTTGATCATACATTTTTTCCTCGGCCTTGAAAGGTCCGTACATGTAGATTTCATCCAAGCGAATGTTGTACTTGATAAACATTTTGAGAATGTACCAGGAATCCACGCCACCGCTGTAGAACAGCACCAAGTGATCATAGGCCTCTCTCAATTGAAGGGCACGTTGTTTGTACAATTCTTCCAGCTCTACTGGTGGATCTACATGCCATTGATGCTGATCAAAAATTGCATGATGATAATCCCATTCCACGTGACGTCCGGACGTGTTGGCTTCAAATATGGCATCTATCTTGTTGTGGAAATGTCGACCATTACAGGTGTAGATACCTTTGTTGTGATAGAGATATTGGCTCACTAGCGGCTTTCTTCGATGGCACTGCGATGTTGCTGTCTCAACTGCTTGACCATGGATATTCTGCTACGTGTAAATTCTTCAGCAGAAATCTTGTCAAAAACAGCAGGGCGGAAATCGCTTAGTCGTCGTAGTTCGTCAACACCCACTGTCAGCGTGGCTTGATCCAAGATGGCACCTAGCTCTTTGGCTCGCTCTCTAGACATGCGTTGGTGTGCCACTATGGTGTTAAACACATAAGGAGCTGTGATGCCTTGTTCTTTTAAAGTTTTTATACCGGGAGCATCTGGATGGCGCACAGGACAACTCATGGCCAAGATTTTGAGATTGGGATTTTTGTCTCGGAACTGTTCAATCACACTGACACGTTCTAAATTAAAGGTTATCCCGTGCCCGCCCACCATGGCCATCATGCTGTCATAGTTAGACTTGAATGGCACAAAACGCACTGGTACGTTGTACCTGGATCCAATCTGCAAGGCCGTAAGATGGGTGGCATTGCCAAATCCCACGCTGCCCACTACTATTTCACGGGCACTGGCCAGACTGGCTATTCCCTGTCTGGGATCACCTTCAAGGCTGACCACAGCCCAGCAAGCGTCTCCCAGTGCATGTACTGGCACATAATCTGACTCGTTGATCAATTTCTTTTCAACATTGTCAACAAAGGCCGCAAAGATAATGGCCAGTTTGTTTGCAGGATTGTCTTCGATTTCCTTCAAGGCCAATACACCTTGTGCACCGGCTTTGAATTCCAAAATAAATTGATACTTGTTTTGAGCGGCATTGGCCACTTCAAACACTTTTCTAGTGGCTGTGGTTCCAGCATGGCTGGGACTGTAAGGGGAATATACAGTAATTATTTCTCGGGCACTGGCACTGGTGCAAACAGCCAGAACAACCAACAGAGAGGCTATTTTTTTGATCACGTTAGATCTCCTAAATTTTTAATTTTTAAGAGCTTGCAGAAGAACTCTGCTACGGCTCGGCGTTATGTATTATAATACAGTAAAGACATCACAATGTCAAGCGTCGATTTGAATGCCGACGTCGGAAGAACCCGGCGTTGCGAAAGGTATTTATGTGCTGATTAAAATCAAAATTAATTAACAAAGCTGTGGTTGTAGTCTTTGCAAAACCTGTTGGTTGGTCTGATCATTAAATCGGTTTTGTTGCAACCATGTTGAGTAATTTGGCCATTCTTGTTGTGTAATGTGTTTGTTGCGTTGCCTATTGAAATTATAAAATGCTGTCAGCATGTCGAGGTCTTTATCGGGCACTTTAGGAAACTCCCAATCGGTCATGTCTACTTTGGCCGCCATAGCGGATCTAATATATTGTTGATGCCAGTGCCAGGTCATCCTTGATTCGAGGTCTAGTCTTTTTTCTAAAATAATGTTTTTTAGTTCACGCAAACAATTTTTTTCCTGTGCTATTTGTCGACGTAAATCCCAATATGGACCGGAACGTTGAGATATACCGAATGTTATATCTAAACGTAGATTCCTTTCTTCTGCGGTATAAGATCTGCGTTTGTTGTATTCTTCTGCAGGGTTTTTATATTTGTTTGGATTTTTTAACAAATCTAACAAATCATCAAGTGATCGACTGTGCGCATCAAAAGTTGGAGCATCATAAGGATCAATAAAACTCGCTGCCATACCTACGGGAATAAGATTTTTATGCCAATGATGCACATACTCGCCAGGAGACCATCTTATAAGTTTAGGCTCCTTGAGTTGTGTTGTTTTAGTTGCGGCGTTTATAGTGGCCAATGGTTTCTCTGGATCAACTTGATCGGAATTGAAAACATAACCATTGCCTATACGATGAAACAATCGAATTTTGAATCGCCATCCCCATGTGTCGCCGATAAATTCAGTGGCACCTATTAATTCTTTGGTTGGATCAGTGTAGCGACTAGGACATACCCATGCTGCATTAGAATATCTATGGTCCTTGCCGGTCCAACTGTAGTTTGTGCTGCGACTCACAATCACTCGTTGCAGTCCAGAGGCATCAATGAATAAATCGCCGGTGATATTTTCTCCGTTTTCTAATTGTATTTTTTCTATTGAACCATTATCTGCAAGTGCAACATTGACAACACTGCTGGTGATGTGTTTAAGTTTACCAGTGTTTCTTTGATAGGCTATTTTTTTCAAGAAAACCCCTGACTTTTCTGCGTCAATATGATATCCAAATGCATGACCTGGTGCTGATCGCAAAACGTATTTGTTGTTGCGATTGAAAGGAGCCACCGGTTCGGTTAAAAAATGATTTAATTCTCCTAAGTCAAGACACAAATCTTCATAATTTTTCATGGCATGATACCGAATCAACCATGCTTTCATTGTGCCAATGTCATTGGGAGATCGATTCCAAGGTTCATCAAAATCAGAATAATCAAATTCGTTATAGTAATTGCACAACGCTGATGTTTTGAGGTTTAGGAATTTCCCCCATCGGTGAATCGAATTATCAGAAAAAAAGTTAATGCCTCTTACACCGAACTTGTATACGGCTCCGGTCTCGTACATAAAAAGTCGGTCGTCTGATAAGCCGCATAATCTTTGTAAGTTGAGCGGGGCATCCCAGCCCACAGTTTCTCCAACTCCAATGGTAGGATGCTTTTCGCTGTCGACGATAATGATTTCTAATTCTGGAAGGTTGTATTGCAACGAAACTGCTGTATACCACCCAGCAAATCCGCCACCTACTATCACAATTTTTTTAATCATGTTTTAGTTTGTTTTTGACATAAAAACTTGAAACAAACATTGCTGTAAACACAACAAGTGTAATCAAGGTTGGCACAATCAAATTCATATTTTTACTTATAAAATAAAAATAGTTCACTGCATTCATGGCCAGCACGGTGTAAAGCATAGTTTCTTTGCGTGCCCAGCCTAACAAGATATTACCAAATGGAGCAAAGAACAACACCACCGGTGCGGCCGCTAACCACATCAAATAAACATCTGGATGCACCGCGTCTAAAAACAAACTACGATAAGCAATACCAAACACTGTGACCACTGCCATGAGGACAATGCTGATGTCGGTGCTGATCTTTTCTTTCATACCATAGTAGCAGGTCAAGGCTATGTAGATCAACATGTCACTTCCAGTTCCAAACATGGCAGAGGCACAGCCACCTATGAATGAAAACACAGCAAAAGTCACAAATCTAGTTCCAGAAAGTTCCACGTCATCTACCGTTCCACGCCCACGGCTGACTAGGTAAGCTACAATAAATGCCAGGGCCAAGCCCACAAACAACATCTGTATGGTTTTGAAAGCAAAGGCTCCTGCTACAGCAGTCATGAGCACAAAACCAATCATGTTCACAGCCGCATAAAACGGTATGTGTCTAAATGTTCTTAGGGCATGTGCTTTCCTTGTTAGGATCCATATGGCCGCTGATACCATTCCAATGCTTTGTATGGCCAAGCTAAAGTCTCTGGCCGCTGTTGGTGGTATGTTAAAATACAAGCTCAAGATAGGGAACGCCACAGCGCCGCCGCCTTCGGGAGTAAAGCCGGCTACAGCCGAACCAAACACCATCATTAGAGCATAGAGCCAATGTGTTTCATACAACTCAAACCCTGGACCGGTCAAGATCAAGTACAGCCAAGTGCTCAGTACTGCCACTGCCCAGATAGGCCAAATAATTTTTTTAGTAATCTATCTTCCCCTGCCAGCCGATCGTGTGGGTGGTTTTTTTCCAATTACCGGTGCACGTTGTTTGGCTGTTTTTCGTTCTACCACAGGCGCATCTTCATTTTCAATGTGATGGATGCCTTTTTTCTTGTCTGCGGCTTTCTTTAAGAAATCGCTCATTTTGCTCATAGTTATTTCCTTGTTAATGGTGCCGGTTGAGAGGATTGAACTCCCGACCTTTGGTTTACAAAACCACTGCTCTACCGCTGAGCTAAACCGGCTGTGTTTCTTCTGTGACTTCGACCACAGGTTCCACATATCCAGATCTACGTTTCAGCAAGTCTATGCGACGCTGTATCTTGGCCCGTTTTTTATTGGTTTGTGTTTTTTCTTTGAGATCCATCAACTGCTTGATGCCGAGACTGATGATCTTGACTTCGCCACTTCGGGTGTAGCCAGGTTTTTTGCGGATGAGTTTGTTTGACATGATTGTGATCCTGATTTTGTATGTCTACTTATAATCAAGATTAACCCAGCTAGTTATTTCGCCTATACAGGTATTTGGTTGAGTGTTTAGGCAGAGTTTGATCATGCCAATGATATCTTGAGACGCAACTCCATTGCCAGTCCAGGTAGGTCTGGCACGACCTGCTGGTGTGTCCAATCTGTCCACAGTGATCAAGCTAGTACGGAATAAGACCTGATTGGCACGGAAGGCCTGCGTCCACTGTAGACTCACATGTTTGAGTGCGGCCTTGTTGGCATTGTAACTTTCCCAGCCTGGATACGGTACACCAGTGTCTTCACTGCCTACTCCACCAATGTTTATGATGTGCCCGGCTTTGCCCTGATCACGCCACAGCATGGCCACTTCGGTCAACAACTGTGCCTGGCCATATGCTGTTCTGCTTTGCCCAAACAACCCATCATATGCATTGTTAATGAACACATCATAATTGGCACTGAGTTCGGCGATGGCTTCACGACCTGCCAAGATGTCGTGCCCTGTGCTTCTGCTGACACTATGAGCATCAAAGTATTGAGCCAAGTCTATGCCAAGCCCTTGATTACCTCCGGTGACTAAAACTGATGTTGACATATTCAAAATGTTGGTACACCCAAGGGGATTCGAACCCCTGTTGCAGCCGTGAAAGGGCCGAGTCCTGGGCCTCTAGACGATGGGTGCATGTTACTTCATTCTCATTTGTTGAGCAATTTTTTTGAGAGTTTGATGTGCTTTCTTGTTGGCTTCTGTGATGCTTCTACTGGCCGCTGAACGCTTTTCGCTTTTTGACCATTGTCCAGCAATGGTTCGACTTAGTTCACCTGCACTTTGACGTTTTGCCATGTTTATTTTACCTTTACCAAATAATCAGTCATATTAAAAGTTCCACTCTGTACTTCTTTGAGTGCATCAATGGGCGTGACCCAAGAGTTGGTTTCTCTGGCTCGGCGTTTCATTTCTCTTAAGCGTTGTGCGGCGGCGATCACAAGATCATAACGGCCACCAGCATGCTCTACACAGCGTTCGGTATCAATTTCACTGCTACGACTTTCAATTCTTACACTCATGGCTTCTCCTTGTGAACAACAATTATACTACAAAAGATCAATGATGTCAATGGTCCCCCGGGAAGGATTCGAACCTTCAACAGCTCCCTTCTGAGGAGAGTGCGTCTGCCTGTTGCGCCACCGGGGTCGAACTACTAGGTCGCTTGCGTGGTTCCATTGCCATTCTTGAAACCTATTACACCACCTTCTGCTTCGATTCTTTTGACCACATCTTCAAACAGGATTGGCGCAAAGTCGGTCTGCTCCACGCACACACAATGATACCTAGTATCAACGATGTCGGTGATCTTGCCATTGAATCCGGGCAACATCACACGATTGGCGTGCAAATGTCCATGGATGTTGACACCAAAGCGACCCAGGCTTTCACTGTGAATAGGCATGTGACTCAAGATCATGCCATTCATCACATGGTAGGCACGTAGGCTACGGAAATAAGGTGTATAATCCTCGTCTTTAAAAATATCGTGGTTGCCGCGGATCAAGACCTTTTCACCGTTGAGCCTGCGCATGATGCCCAAGGCCTTGCGGTTGATAACAACATCGCCCAAGTGGTAAACCTTGTCATTTGGACGCACACGATCATTCCACGCTGCTACCATGGCCTCGTCCATTTCATCTGGATCAGTCCATGGTCTGAGTTTGGTCACACCATCGTTACGGGTAAAGCGACATACACCTGCGTGACCAAAGTGTGTGTCGCTGACTAAAAATACTGCTGGCATACGTGCCTCCTTTCTTTTCTAAACATGGCGCCGGTCTAAGGAATCGAACCTCAATTAACGGTTTTGGAGACCGCTGTAATGCCATTATACCAGACCGACCAAACTTGGAAGTGAGGGTGAGATTCGAACTCACGGCTTTAGGGATTTGCAGTCCCTTGCATTGGGCCACTCTGCCACCTCACTGTAATAAGCTCATAACAAAAATGTATTGGATCCCTTGAAAAATCGCATATAAACTGCGATATATATTACTAGGAGTTATACACATGGAATACATTTTGACCTTATTCGTTTACCTCAACGGAGATCTTATCCGTAAACTGGAACAACCAGTGGCCTCTGCGGCTGTATGTCAACAACTCAGCAACGGCCTCAACTTTCGAGATCCTGCTGTGACAGCCTTTGCCGCTTGCCGTCCCAGATCATAATTGGTTGCGGGGGTCGGATTCGAACCGACGACCTTCAGCTTATGAGACTGACGAAATGCCAACTTTTCCACCCCGCGATTGTTTCACTGTTCTTGTTGCATCATACGGAACTGCTCCTGCGCCCGGATCATTGCGGCCGCACGATCGATCTTGTTCTGAAACAGCCGTTGCTTTTGTGCCTCGTTCAAAAATACCGAAGTGTGGTCCCAGGCCTGTTTTACGATTTGATCGTTTAATTTTTCATAATCAATTGACATCTTTTTCCTTTCTTTCTAAACAAAAAACCCCGGAGTGTTTAGTTCCAGGGTTTTTGAATATTGTATGATGTTTTATACTATTCAATACCCTGAATTCCTTCTTTACAAATTGTCCATAGAACCACGCTCCCTGCAAAATTGGGCTGTGGTACGAGATGGTCGACTTTGCGATTCAACATAATAGTATTATATAGATCTATTTATATCTTGTCAACCGGGTTGGGTCAACAAAAAAAGCCCCCGAAGGAGCTTTTTTTGTATCACTTTCGGAATTAATTGAAAGTTTTTGTCAAGCCAACTACCACTGCGTTTTTGTATAGCTTTTGACCGCTCACAGTGTTTGCAGTTTCGAAAGTTCTTGTTGTGCCAGTATTGGTAAAATACTTCACGCTCAAGTCAAAGTCTTTTGGTAAGCTGTAAACAAAACCAGCATTGATGTCATTGTAATCATATGCTGTGCTGTTGGCCACATTGGTGCGACCATAGTGCGCAACAACAGCTAGATTTTTTACTACAGGAACTGGCAACTTGCCATCTGCTTGCATGTAAGTTGTGCCTTGTGCATTGGCTGTACCAAAGTAGCCTTCGCCTAAGGTTCTGCTATACTTGGCAGAGATGATATCTTTGTAACCCAATCCGACATAGCCTTCATAGGTGTCAAAGTTTGAACCAGTTTTTGCGGAAGTGGTTGCACGTGGATAGAAATAATTGTAGCTACCAACGTCAATACTAATGCCCTTGAAGATTTCTTTCTTGTAACCAGCATACAAGTCACTTTCTAAACCTGCACCTGAGGTGTAGACTTGGCTAGAGACCGAGCTGTTCCAGTTACCAACATAGAAGCCACTCTTGTGTGCATAGTCGATGCCGCCCTGAACTGCAGGAGCATTTTGAGTTTGGCTAACACCGCGGAAACGGTAGTCGCTGGTCAAACCTAAATTGCCGGTGAGTTGAGCTTGAGCCGAGGCAACCAAGCCAGCGGACAAGGCTAATGCGATTAATAATTTTTTCATGCTTGAGATTTTCCTTTTAAAAGAATGCTGGGTGATCACCCAACTCTTTATTTAGTGGTTTTTACTTAGTGGCCAACAAAAAAGCCTGATTTCTCAGGCTTTTTAGACTAGTTTGGGTGACAAGGCATAGTTGCCCCGGAGATCATGCCGCTAAGGCAAAAACCTCGTCATTAGATGCGTTTGCATTTAATAAGGTTGCTTCTACGACCAGGAATCCCCAGTCCTACGGCTTCTGCTTTGCCGTGTAGATCCTGTCCATACTTGTTGCCACGTCGAAACTGTGTCAGGCCCATCATAAAGAAACTAATTGTTCAATACATGGAAGACCAATGCAATTACAACTATGATCAATGTCTATGTAATTTCTTTATGGTGGACCTGCTGGGTTCTGCCCCCAGGTCCGCAACACCTTTCTTTCAAGGCATTATACTACAATTTTACTTTGCCAGTCTAGGTATTATACAGATTGCACCGTCTGTGCATAAACCGGCGCCGGGCTAAAAGTATTCAAAAATGCTATATAGGCGTTGGCTGAGCTTTCATCAACCCACCCGCGAAGAATGAGTGCTAAGGGTTGACCTTCTGCGGTGGTTACTCCGGTTCGTTGAACACTATACGATATACCATTGGTTGTTCCTGACCCCATTTGAGTCGTCACATAGTTTTGGACTGAAGTCTCTTCTGCAGTTGTTAGCTGTCGAGCAAAACTTGTTAAAGTGTCGAATGCCATATTTTTTTCCTTTTTTGGTTAATAGTGTTATTTATAATAAAAACGACATAGGCCACCGGTTAGATGATATTTTTCAAGTTCGTTGTCAATAGAATAGACCATAAATCCAGCACCAAATTTCCAAAGTTAATTTGTAAAACAACCACATGATCACTAGTCCTGTGCCCAGTGTGAAAACTTGTATTTTATTCATAGACCCGTCCTACCACCAATTTTGATCAAAATTGGAAACTAAAAAAGCAATAAAAACACAATAGCCACTACTACTACACCAATGGCAAAACTGTAGTCTTGATTCATGTCATTTACCAAACAAGTGAGCCACTATTCCCATGGCCACAAATACTGCCAGGGCAGCTATAGCTGCCCAGGGAATGTTTTTCAATATGTTCATTGTTCGTCCTGATGTTCATTCAACCACATAATACCATAGCAAATCACTATGGCCATGAATGCAAAAAATATCAACCACATGTTAATTATACCCTTTGATGTTTTTGCCGTCAATCCGGGGATTTCCTTTTGCCATAACATTTTCTAGTTGCCGAGCACGATCTCTTTCGGGTGGCAACGGACCACAACCCAGTCTTGCCCACTCGTCTTCCGAGTAGTAATAGCGTTCTACAGGCGGTTTCTTTTGCTGTTCCACGGTCATGATATTTACCTTTTAACTGGTGGGCCGAGAGGGATTTGAACCCACAGTGTCATTTCTGAGGCGGATTATGAGTCCGCTGCCTGCAACCAATACGGCGTTCGGCCCTTGATTACAGTATAGCATCAAGGCCCGTAGTTGTCAAGAAATTGTTCCAAATTACCGTAGAGATTGACCATGACCGCTTCTCGGCTTCCAAAAAACACGATCTTTTTGGGTATGCCTTTGGTGGCCGAAATATAGTAGGGCATCTGCATTTTCCTATCCAATTTGAGCATGAGACGCTTGTTGAAAGTCAAAGGATCTGTGATGGCATACTCGTAGTTTTCGAGGTCCAACCGACGAGACAATACATCATATCCAATGCCTGTCAATCGCATGCCACCGGTACGTCGGATGTTGAACCACCAGGCTGGCAAGGCCGCATCTATAGGCACACGATCGGCCTCGGGCAAGAGCTCGATGAGTTGTTGTGTCAGTAGATGTTTGTCACGCACATCATCAGGGATAGACCTGATCCCCGGCTCTTAACAACACCACTGTGAATCGATCTGTTTTAAATTGCGTGTTGAGTTTTTTGGCCAGATTTTTGGCATGCCCCGGATTGCTAAATGAAACCTTTTTGTATTTTGGGCCAGGATACTGCACCAACATGTTTGATGTTTTTAAGTTGATGGGTTTGGCATCATAGAACACGGCCCACACACCTTCACTGGCCAAGACCTGCTCGGTTTTGTAGGTGGTCTTGTTGATATGCTCAATTAATACGCTGGGTTTTGGGCGACTCATGTCATTAAACTCCTATATTTTATTTATCAGAAAATATAGGTAGTTTTAGAATGTGCCTCCGGTGACCTGTACAGTGATCACTTCTTCTTGGCTGTGTTTGGTGTCTTGTTCACGCAGATTGTTCAATTCCAGCAATAATCTGGTAATATCTGCATGTAGGTCTCGTGCGTCTTTCATGCTCATGACAAAATCACGAGCACCACGTGCTTCGTGTCCCAGTACACGTTCTATGAATTTATTTAGATGTATGGTCATGGGCTTCTTGTTCGGTATAGAAAGGACCTTGGTAGGCATATCGCTGTAGAACGATTAATTTTGGGCACTGCACTGTGCGCCAATGCCGTCCCCGGCGCACATTGTACCATCCTGCGGCAAACCACGATTTGCTCTTGACTGATTTAGTGTACACTGGTAACTGTTGTGGCACGTCCCACATGGGATTATGCATACGCCCCGATACCGGATATCCATGCACATGATCTGAGTGGATCTTGGACTTGATTTTTTTCACTGGAGCTTCGAATTCAATATTAATATATTTTGCTGCCAGTTTGATTGTTCGGAATTGTGCTACTTGATTGTTGATCTTGACTTGATACCCTCCGTTGCAGGCTTCGATATTACCGATCTTGCGATCGTTTTCTTGTAAGATCCAAAACTGTTTGTCTATTACTGGTTTGGCTATTAGTGTCATTTTATTTGTTTATTATTCCTTTATTTCAAAATTTGTTTTTTTTACAACACATTTAAAAAGATCATTGAAGTTGTGAACATGAAAAAGTTCATGTTTTATCCAATCAGGCAATCTTTCAATTTCTTCTCTGAGAACCGGAGCTTCTTGTGGCCAGTCTGGTCCTTTGATGCTATCCCATGCCACAGTTAAAATATATCCATCGTCAACATTATTATCTAAAGCAAAGCCTATTTCACTTTGTGCATAATACGGCATTGTTAGATAATTTTGATGATTCTTTGCCGCTAAAATATTTTTAAAATATTTTTTCTCTGATTCAGTGTAGCCAGTCAATAAACTATAGTTAAAGATAGATTGTAAAAAAAAATATTTTGGAACTTTGTTTAATTTTTCTGAACTAGAAACACTACACAATGCTGTTAATAAAGAAAATTCATAGTCATTATTTAAAATGTCCATCCAATAATCATAATACTCTGGTTTGGTCACCCAGGCACTTGAGTCACCAATCATAACAATCTTTATCTTGTTTGTTTGCTCTAAATGTTTAATTGCATCAGTTACTGTGGGCCATTTATTGTTACCGTAATCATCTTGACATATCAAGCCGTTTACGGACAGATGGTCAAGATAAAATTGCAAATCAGATACAGTAATGTCAAATTCTTTAGCACCATCAACATGACAGTATGATAATTTAGGAATATCTGGGTAATTGTGCAAATTCGTGCTGTTGTCTATGCAAATTTTTAACTTTGCGCCTGGCCAAAAGTGAACATTGTTAACGACTATATCTGTATATTCTTTATCAATATCAAAAATAAAAAATGTTTTGTCCAAGAGTTCGGATAGTTCTGTCAACACATAGGTGCTACCACCTACTCCGATTTCCGAAATCTCACCATTATTTTTGTTTGCAGATAGGAATCCTAAATAATAAAACAAAATTGTGTCAGCATATGATTTCAATGCTGGAGTAATTTTTTGTTGACAAACTAAGTTTAAAAATTTAGCCTTATCAGTTATCATTTGAGTTGTCATTTAACACGCCTTTGTATGTTTCGTTCATCCAGCGTCCAAAACTTTCGGCTGATTCACTGCATTTGTTTAATTCATATTTGCCACAGAATTGCATGAATCGCACACCCACCTGACCCACATCCTTGTGGCTGATCTGTTCACGTATGGCCGCATCCACTTTGGCCTTGATGTCGTCTGGTTGTGCTGTCAAGTCAATCAAGGTTCTATTGCGTTCATAGTCATCCAACACTCTATGCTCTACACCATCTGGATCCGTCCAGCGTTGTAACATCATGTTGTTCCAGTTGTAACCCTTTTTATTCTTGTCAGCAAACGCTTCTTGTAAGCCAACCTTGTTCTTGGTGCCTTTGGTCCGAACGCCCGGGAATGCCGAGAACACGTTATCTGAGCTGTCGCCACGCATACACTTCTCGAACAGTAGCCATTGCGGATCAGGTATCGTCTTGGGCTCCTTGCTTTTCTTGTCAATAACTGGTTTACCTTTGGCATCAAAGATTCCTTCTATGGTGATCAGTTCGTCGGTGATTCCATTGTATTGCTTGACATTGGGTGCTACTAGTTGAACAAAGTCAGTATCACTGCTGATAACAACATGTTCATCTTGGGGATGTAATGCGATCCAGCGGGCTATGATATCATCGCCCTCTGCTGTTGGACACCTAATGACTGAGCAATTGGTCTTTTCAGACAAGTATTTAGTCAGATTATCATAGGTTTCCCAGAACAGCTTGTCCTCTTCCAGTTCGTTTTCTGTAAGGGCCTGGCGTGCTACTGCGCGGTTATTTTTGTAGGGTTTGTACATGTCCTTGCGCCAGCTTCGCCCTTCCAGGGCAAAAACCATGTGATCAGCTTCAAAACGACGGGCCACCTTGTTGGCAGCCATCAGCGTGACATGCAAGGCAAAGCCCAGCTTTTCCCAGGTGTCTGCGGCACGGAAAGCGCCGTGTCGGGCCCGAAAGAACATATTGGCGGTATCAATGAGAACATATTTCATGCTATTAGTATAACATTAAATCAACCAAAAGTCAAATAAAATTGTTGGTTATGATATAGTTCAATAAAAAACGATGGAATGCCGAATGTCCATCCCGTCCAAAATGCCAAGAATTAGGCATGACCGTTTCTATGCCCTTTGATCTTATGATAGCATCAAAAGTGTACTTGCTGTCGTAAGGTCCAATGTAATTGATCCCCCACTCTTTTTTATCTAAAATTTTACCAAAATCATTGTTACCGTTAAAAAAAATATGGGCAACACCTTGATCATTTAATTCCTGATGGAACTCCCAAATTTCACGGTGCGCTTCCTGGGTTTTTACTTTCCAATCGACACCAACGATATAATTGCGATATCTCTCTGCAGCTTCTGCAGGAACACTATCAGTTCCACTGGCACCTACTTGATAATAGGTTCCGTTGTACAACCATTCTTCACGCTCCCAGGTGCTCCATTGTATGATAATTAATTTGTCGTTGTAATCTTGTCCGTATCCAGCCAACCATTCTCGGGTGGTGCGTAATATTCTTGTGTTAGAGCTGGCGCTTTCAGCATCGCATTTTAATCCTGCTTTTAATGACATGCTCAATTGTTTCCCCCAGGTTACTTCTAGATTTTCAGGATGTGGAGCTCGTCCTAAATAAAAATACTGTGAATCATCCTCAGCAAACGCATGGGGGTTCACTGCTTCGGCGCCCGCAGCATGACTGTCACCATTCACATACAAGATCATAGTTGTTTTTCTTTTGCGTAATTGCTCAAGGTCTGCGCCCAGAACTTGTGAGCCGAAGCATCGTAATGAAAAGGATCCCCTGCAATGGGTTTAATACTTTTTGAATTTAAGAATCTGACCATACAACCATCTTGGTCATAGGGTTGGAAAAAATTTCCATTCCAGTCGCGACAATCTTTGATGGATTTAAAATTGTCATAGGTCATCCAAAATAAGTGTCTGATACTGCGAGCCTGGAGTTTTAGATGCATGGCATAGATACGATCGTGCCAGAGATCAATACACTGTTGTTGATATTCTTCAGTAAGCGTTTGTTGCCATTGCTTGTATTTGGCCTTTATAGGTTCCGGGATGCCAAAGTCGGGCCCGCCGCATACGCTTATATTACTATATAACCAAGGCCATTCTTCACGCTCAGCACTGGTCCAACCCACAAACAAAAACGTGTCTGCAGGCCAGCTAGTATCGGCCAAAAAATATTCTATATGAGTTTCAATCCAGTAATTGCTGGCGCCATTTTTGCTCCAACAGCGGAAAGGTTGATCTACGTAATTGCTGAATACCGGGACCATGTTGTTGGTGTCCGGGGTGTCCGGCACTTCGGTGCAGGCCGGGTACATGTTGCTGTCGCCAATGGCTAAGATCACGATACTTCTGATCTGCCATCGCCGAGGTCTCGAGTTTTAACAACTCGATCTCGTTCGGGATTCATGGCTTCATATTGCTCAAAGGTTTCCAATACCACGTTGCGACACACCGCAGTGAACCAACGATCTACAATGTCTGCGTCAGTGTCTTTGGTATCCATCTGATATCCGGCACGAATTAGATTGGCCACAAATTTGTCATTCCAGTCTAATTCAAAGGCACCATTTTGCACGTTGTTGGGATCGATCTCCATGCTGATTACGGCCACATAAGGTTCGCCACGTTCGGTGACCAATTCCTTTTCAGTTTTTTCAACTTTTTTGGGCCTTGCATCGACCTTGGGTTCAGTTTTTTTCTTTTTTAAAAAACGATCAAATAATCCCACAGTGTTCCTTATCAAAGTCTGGTATTACCATAGTGTACTACAGAAATACCTGGCATGTCAATGGGTAATTTGCGCCATGGATCCACAATCACGCTGCCGGGCTGGATTTGGCAGTAAGGTTGTGTGTCGGCCTGATCTCCGGTGTATTCGTAGGTGATTTTACGATTGTGTGCCCAAAGGAACACCGCAGGTCCATCAATGGAATCCAAACACCCGTTGCGATCATCAGCCAAAGGATCAACATAGACCACCGGCAATCCGGCCTCTCGGACATAAAACCCAACTAGGGTTGAATAAGATCCAATGCAGTATTCTACATCTGGCTTGTAGGCCTTGCCATGTATGACGATAGGCAAGTTATGACGTTGAGCCTGATCTACTAAGAACAGAGCCAGATTTTTTGCTTGGATTTCTCTAGCGTGCATGATTGTGTCAAACAAGTCATAACCAATATCATACTCCTCGGCCAACCAACGCAAGGCAATATTGTCTCTGGGATGGCATGCTCCGGCATCTCCCATGCCTGCTGTCATGTACTTGGGTCCCATGATACGCATGGTTGATTTGGCCAAGGCATTGGTTACCACGTCTACATTGATGTTGCCAATCTTCAGCGCAAAGTCTTGGATCATGTTGGCCAGACCTACCTTGGCACTGATAAATGTATTGTAGAAAATCTTGATAGCTTCGCACTCATCCCAGGTACCAACTTCATAGCGTGGATCGTTTTGCATGATTGTTTCGTACAGTGCTCGGAGTTCGCCAGCAACACCAGTTAAACTACCATCCTCCGTGCCCAACATGATCATCTCTGGATTGACCATGTCCCACTTGACTGAACCCATGGCAATCAAGTAAGGGTTGTAAACAAACTCGTGTTTAGGATCTAAACGTGTTATGAATTTTTTGCGTGTGGTGCCAGGCAATACTGTACTGATCAGCACGACTTTTTTACTGGTTTGAGAATAAGCATTGACTTTGTCGATAGCGTCAATAACTGCATCATGACCAAAATCTCGAGGAGTCATATGGCTTGACGGAACACTGCCATCGTAGCCTTCGGCATGCGGAGTGGGCACAGCAATAAAGATCCACTCGCTTTCGTTGACTAATTCTTGAATATCACATACTTTTACACTGTCGCTGGTGCGTGGATAAATGTCGTAACCGCGTACTTCGTGCTTTTCTGCAAATACTTCGGCGCAATCTAGCCCAAGTTTACCTATACCAATGAATCCTATTTTAGCCATGCGAGTCCTTTATTCTTAGAGTACTACAGACTAATTTATCTGGTATCTGTGTGGCCTTTAGGATTTTTTAAACACAGGTATGGGCAACATCTTGTGTAGACTACGGGCACGGATTCTGCGATATTGCAACAACAGGTTGTAATCTGCGTCATAAGCAGGGTCAACTCCCTGTTCGTCCCAAAGCATGGCCTGCTCTAACTGTGTATAAGTAAGACCGCCCAGTTGATCTTGATCAGTGCGACCGTCGGTCCAGAGTCCATCTGTGGGCGCTGCATCAATGATATCCTGTATAATACCCAGTTCGCGTCCCAGATCCCATACTTCGGTTTTCATCAAGTCACCAATGGGACTGATATCCACTCCACCGTCGCCGTATTTGGTATAAAAGCCCACACCAAAGTCTTCGACTCGGTTGCCTGTGCCCACCACAATGCCGTGGTTGTGCTGTGCTATCTGATACAAGCATGCCATACGCAGTCGAGCACGGCTGTTGGCCATGCCCAACAAGTTGTTATACTGTCCTAGTGTGATTTCGAACTGATCAAACACAGGTGTGAGATCCACTGTTTCGTGTTTGACATTGCTGAATTTTTTGGTGAGCCAAACACCGTGTCTCATGCTGAGATCATGCAGTTCGGGTCTTTGTCGTATGGGCATGGACACAACCGTGACTGGCATACCGGTTCTGGCACACAAGGTGCTGACCACACTAGAATCTATTCCCCCACTAATACCTACTACCAACCATTCAATGTTATTTTCGGAAGCGTAGTTTTTGATCCATGCGGATATGTCGTTTGCGAGTTCTTTCATAATTTTATTCCTTTAGTTGCCACATTAAATGTTCCTGTCGATCATGCCATTTGTATTCAATCACGGGTTTACCCGGACCGGTCCAGGTAGCGATTCCACGATAGGCCAAAGTTCCTGGCCATAATCTACGTCCTGTGATCTCACAGGTCTTGGGCCATATAACCCTGCACAATTTCCATTCGGCTCGAATGTAAAAACTGCCATTGGGGCGCTCGATACGTTCGGGTATCGGGCTCATTTGCCCCAGCCATTACCCCAGAGATCCACATGCAAGCGTGGACTGTAGTTCCAGCCATGCTTGACACAGATGTCTGCGATTCGTAACTTGTTGCGATCATACGGCTCAACAACTCCGCCCTGTGGCATCAAGTAAATCACTCCTTTAAATCCTGCACGACGATACTCATCCGTGGCACGTATGGCATCCGCAATATGCTCGTCGGTTTCTACCACAAACTTCAAGTAAGTGTGTCCAATATTGGCATAGCTCATAACGACGTCGGGACATATGGCTTCTTCCCACTTTTCGCCCGACGCACTGAGTTTGGCACTGACACTGAATGTCAAAGCTGACGGGCCTTTTTTGCCCAGTCTGGGATTCAAGGTCCAGTCCAACAAAAAATGTTGGAAATCTTTGTGCAACTCTTGAGTACCATTTGTCTCGAACGTGATGTTTTTCAAGTCTGCCATTCTTGGGTGACTCAGCAGTTCTGCATAGGCACGTTGCCAACCCAGCAATGGTTCGCCACCAGTGATTACCAAGTGTACATCATTGCCATTGTTCTGCATCCATTGATTGTTGGGTGTGAGTGCTAACATGCGTTCGACTAGCTCTTCTGTGGTCTGCGTAGGACTCAAGTGTTTGAATGCAGGATGCCACGACGCATAACTGTCACAGCCGGTTTCCACCAAAGGCAACTCTTCAAATTTGTTATACAGATGTACTACTTCAGCCACTTCATCGGCGCCCTTTGATTTTTCTCCTGGAGCACAACCAAATCCTGCACAGGTAAAATTACAACCATATGTGCGTAAAAACACACTTGGCACACCTACAAAGCGACCTTCGCCTTGTAAACTATAAAATACTTCTGAAACTTTTATTTTACTCATCTAACACCTTTATAGAGATACCTTTGTAAGAATATGTTATTGTGCTACCGGATTTGGACTTGTCTAGACTGTGAAAGATAGATTGAAATTCTGTTTGCGTGAGTTCAAAATAGTCTATGGGTTGTTTGGCCGTTTCTATAGCCTCGGTCATTTGTTCTTGTAGAGTGGGTTTACGATATTTTATTTTCATACGCTTATTTAGATTGCCACCATGATTCCCATGGAAAAACAATCCAACAATCTTCTTCGGCTTTATTTAGATCAACTGCACTGTAACTGACAGGAATTTCCGACTTGCTTGATTCGTTATCAACCAACACTGCCACACGCACATTGTGGCCCCAGATGTGGTCCCACACTGGACTGGTAGCAAAACAACTGCTCATCCAATCTTTCCTGATCCAATTTAAGGTAGCACCCGAATCGTTAATGTCATCTACGATTAGGATATTTTTTTTCAGTGAGTCGGCTGGGTAACCGTCTGCACCGCCATAACCAAACGCATCTTCGGCCATCCAGCAGTTGGTTTCTTGTTGACTACCATCTCTGAGACTGACCTTTAGTGTTTCCATCCTGCAATCAAGGTATTGGCTGATCAGGTTAGCAGGAACCAAGCCGCCACGAGTAAGTCCTACTACATAGTCAGGGCGCCATCTGTCCAGATTTATTTGACGCAATAATTCGTGTGTTTGACGTTCGGTATCCTGCCACGAATAATAAATTTTCTTCATATTTGGTAATTTTTCAAAGATTTTTCGAGTCCCAATAACTCAAGACCAAGTGCAGACAATTTGGAACCGTCGCCGGTGTAGCAGTTTTGATCGACTGCGCCAACACTCACAAGTTTTGTATCCAGATTGTGCAATTCTGCAAACATGATAATGAAATCGCTGAGTTTATATTTTGTATTATAAACTAAATTTATGTCTTTGTCACTGATTTGTTTGGCCATAACTGCCTGTGTCACAGTTAAAATGTCTGGCACACTGATCATATCAAATTCTTTGTCTGCAGGAATCGAAAATGTTTGTCCTAATTTGGCTTTGTTTATAAATGTCTTCAATGGACGATGGTTTGACTCGCTGGAATCAAAACAACCAAAAATTCTTAAATTATAAAAGTCAGTCAACATCTGTGCCTGGCGTGCTATGATATTTTTGCTACGGCCATAACTGTGTATTGGGTTACGTGACCAAATCTCTGTTTCGCTCACACAGTTGATATCAGTATCAATGTCGAATTCGGCACCTGTTGCGAAATTGATCAACATGCCAAATTCATGCCGATTGGCTACTAGGTTGGAAAAACCAACAAGGTTGTTGGTGGCAATATCTGCATCCATGGATTTAGCTGTGTTGCGCCCGGCACTGGCACAATGCAGTATGACATCGTAATGACCTGATCTCAGTTGTTTGGCAACCTCTGCACTGTTGGTAAGATTCAAGTCCTGCCGATTCGGTGCATCAACATCATGATCAAGATGCTGGGCAAAATAAGTGCCCAGGAATCCTCCAGCACCTGTGATCAGGACCTTCAACGGCGTCGCTCGTAGTGGAAGAAAGGATTGCCCTCGGCAAATGCCTCGTCAGAAACCAAAGGGCTTTGATCATTGATAGGACGACCCATTTCTAATTTGGGTTCAATCTGACAACCTGGGTCGATCATGATTTCTATGATTCTGCGACCGGGTCTCAACAAATCCGCAGTAACCTGGTCCAAGCCGACCACTCGAGCATAATCAAAATCAAAGGCACCAGCAATCTTGACAAAATCAGGCCGACCTGGCCCTTGATCAGTTCCTGCATAACGCCCACCCATGTAGGTGTCTTGGAATTGTTTGATCATGCCCAGACCATGATTGTTAAAAATTACAACCTTGATGTCAAGATCATATTCTTTGACGGTTTGCAGTTCCTGTAGGTTCATCTGTATACCTGCATCACCATTGCAACAGATCTGTTGGCGGCCAGGTTCTACTAAGGCAGCTCCTATGCTGGCCGGCAAAGCATAGCCCATGGCATAGTGTCCACTGCTGGTCATAAGCAATTGATTACTGTTTTTATAAAACGTTTGATACACCCAGCAGTGGTTGGCACCAGCATCTGTGGTGATGATGGCATCCGAATCAGCAAGCTCTTGTAACCGTTCGACTACAAGATAAGGACTCATGGTGCCTTTGTTGAGACTGTAGCTACTAGTGTCTTTGTTGAAGTACCGTGATTTCATTAAATATAGATAACTTGCCCATGTGGATGATATCTCGGGTACTTGCACGCCATCCAACACCTTTGCAAGACGTCTTAGATCAAAGCAGGCCTGATACTGATATTTTTCTGGATCAAGTTTTTCTAGTTCAGCAGGATCAAGATCTACAACAAATATGTCCGCCTGCGGTGCAAAGTTGTTGGGATTACCAGACCGTTGACGATTGTCCAGCCTTGATCCCAAGACCAAGACACGGTCGGCATTTTGAACAGCAAAATTTCCACCACGATTGCCATACACACCAAAGTGTCCAATATAGTTGCTTGTATCATGATTGAAATAATTTAGGCTGGCCCAGGTGGCCACAAAGGGCATATGATTTTTGTTCAACCATGATTCCAGAGCTGTCTCGGTGCCTGCCAGGCCCACACCAGCACCAAATATCACCAAGGGTCTTTGTGCTTCGGAAAAAAATTCTGTTATACGATTGGCCAATTCTGTGATAGAAACTTGTGTATCTACCGGAACCACTGCTTTGGGCAACAACAGTTCACTGTTGTCCATTTCGGCATTTTGTAGATTCATGGGAATGTCTACTACCACTGGTCCCATGCGACCAGCGTAGGCCTCTTCTACTGCACGTTTGAGTTCGCGACGCATTTCGTCATGTGTTGTAACAGCTACAGCATATTTGCTCACTGGCCGTACCATGCTTACTATGTCCATCTGCTGGAAGCCGGCCTGGCGTACTGGTGCATTCCTGTAGAGTTTTTGCTCTTCGTAGTTGACCTGCCCGGTGATGTGCAGGCTGGGTATGGAATCATAGTAGCCACAGGCGATGCCAGTTATCAAGTTGCTGGCCCCGGGACCACTAGTACAAAAGGTCACACCCAGTTGTTTGTTGGTGCGCCACAACGCATCTGCAGCCATGGCCGCTGCTTGTTCGTGTTGAAAACATGTATACCGCATGCCAGGTTCCAGCGCCACGGCATCCAGCATGAATGCACATGCACCGCCCTGCACCACAAACACATTGGTGGCTCCTACGGCTTTGAGAAACTGCGCTACGTATTGACTGCCTTTCATCTTGATTCCTTATTTAAATAAACTCATGAAGCCATCGACTTTCTCGCCAATGTAGGCAATCTGTTCTGGCGTGATAACTGGACTACATCCATGAAAGAATGTGTTCTTCATGGTGAATGTGGCCACAGGAAAATTGTCCCGGGCCTGTGCTGTATCCATCAGATGTGAATATGCTGGTTGCAACATGATATTGCCGGCAAAATATGGTCTTGTCTGTATCAAATTTTCTTCTAGGTAGTCAACAATGTCCATGCGTGAGAATGGTGCCCCTTCACGTATGGTAAGAGGAAAAGCAAACCAGCTGACATCTGCCTTTTCTCTTGCACGTGGTAGGTGGAAGAACTCTTCATACTTTTCATAGATCTTGAACAGTAGATTATAATTGCGTTGGCGTAGTGCGTGTATCTCTGGCAATTTTTTGATCTGTTCCAGACCCATAGCTGCCTGCAGTTCAATGGGCTTGAGGTTGTAACCAATCTCGTCATAAACATATTTGTGATCAAAGATTTCGCCAGGCATCTCTGGAATCCACTCTTGAAATCGTTTGCCACATGTGCCACATTTGAGTTTGTTGGCTTCGGGTCCTACACAATAGCAACCGCGACCCCACTCACGCAGACTGCGCACAATTATTTCGTGTTGCGGATCATTCATGGCCACAATACCGCCTTCGCCCATGGTCATGTGATGCGCTGGATAAAAACTACACGAGGCCATTTCACCAAAACTGCCCAAAGGTTTGCCATCATAGGTAGTTCCAAGTCCATCACAACAATCTTCCAACAAGACCAAATTATGTCGTTGGACCAATTCCATTACTTGATCCATGTTGGGTGGGTTACCCAGCACATGAGCAAAGGTCATGATTCGGATGTCAGGATCGTTGGCAAGTATGTGTTCTGCTTGATTCAAGTCAATGTTCAAGGTATCGATTTCAATGTCACAGAACACAGGAACGAATCCGTTTTGCAAGGTCGGATTAAGCGTGGTTGGGAATCCTGCAATTGGCATCAGTACTTTGGTGCCAGGTGGAAAATTGTGGCCACGCTTGCTTTTCATTGCTGTCATCATAAGTAGGTTGGCTGAACTACCACTGTTGGTAAGCACCCCGCGTGATTTGCCAAATTCTTTTGGAAATTTTTGTTCAAAGCGCAGGCTTTTGTTGCCCATGACCAACCAGCCATTCAGCAAAGTCTCGGCAGCAGCCACATATTCATCTGAATCAAAATGTGGCCCTGCGTAGTTTACAAAATCCTTGCCAGCCACCCAAGTCTTGGCAGCTTGTTTTTGTTCAATGTAATGCTTGATTTGTGTTAAAATTTCATCCATATTTGACTTCCAGTTCTTGACATAATACTTTCATCATATTGACCACTTGAATGCTGCCTCGGCTGGCACAAAAATGCAAAATGTTTGCATCTGCAATTGGCAATCCAGAATTCCAAATCCTGGTAGCTTCTAGTTCAGCTGGACTATCACTTCTCAAGTTATGACACATGTAATTCATTTCAGGATGTAAACAATCATCTTCGTGTATACCTTGTGCCCAAAACATGGCATTGTTTCTTAGTTGATCGAACCCCCAATGGCGATCCGGGTGTGTTTCTCGTTGTTCATCCCAGTATTGTTGTCCCAGTTCCCATATTTCTTTTTTCATGGTATGTGGGAAATACATGACGTCGTTGTTAAAATGATGTTGAAATTCTCTATGATTTCGGGGCTCAGTGTAGTTGAAAAGTCTGAACTCTTTGAAACGATCGCCGAATAGACTGGTAGGACGGATCATAAATGTGTCGGCCCCGGCCCAAAATATGTTGCAGGGTTCTTGATGCCACAATTCTTTAATAGCTTTCCAGTTGGCTTCTGTATAAGTGTCATTGTCGTTGGTGGGTTCGGTCCATAACACGGCCTCAAATGGTTCTTGACAAAATTTATGGAATGAGGCCAGCCTCATTTGGTACATTTCTCCGTAGGCCTTGTACAGATCTTGATTCTTTTCCATGTGCCATCCATTCTGGATTGGCCGCACAGCCGATACCAAATAATTTTTAACGGTCATTTCGATCTGCCTAATATAGCACCACTGTTATGACGATGCCCCTCACTGTGCAATAACCGATAACCTTCGGATAACAAATAAGGAATAGCCGCCGAGCACTTGCCAATGAATACACCTTCATCTGGTTCGTACCAAGTGTCGTCACATACAATAATACTATTGTCGCTCATCAATGGCATAAACCGAATTGCTTGTTTTAAATGGGCTTGTTGACTGTTTAGATTGGTCATTTCGATTCCCATTTTTTGTAAGTAGCGTTCTTTTACTGCTGGCACAAAAGGTTTGGCTTTTCGATTGACCCAATAGTCCCAATCAAAATTATCTAAGTACACCAAACTCACTTGAGCAGTGGGTTCCAAGTTTCTAAAGTTGTCCAAGAAGTCTTCACCTTTGGCCTGTATGGCTCGAACATGATCGGGCATGTTCACAAACGTTTGTTTGAGCCCGTCAATTTGATCTTGGTCATAGTCCACAGCATAAAATCTTGTGGCACGGTTTTTGGCCAAGTCTGCAAAGAACTTGGTACTGCCTTCGCCGCGATCAACACCAATCTCAATCCACACACCTGGATCAATTTGATGTATAAAATTTTCTACATTTCGATAGTAGGTGCCCATCAATCAACTCGCTTTAGTAAATCTGCCTAATATAGCACCACTGTTTTGTCTGTAGCCTTGGCTGTTCAATACTTCATATCCTTGTAACAGCAAGTAAGGAATAGCCGCGGAACACTTGCCAATGAACACTCCTTCATTGGGATGATACCAGGTATCGTCACATACAATAATGCTATTATTGCACATCAATGGCATTAGTCGCATGGCCTGTAACAGGTGAGTTTTTTGGCTGTTGATGTTGGTCATTTCAGTGCCCATATAATCTCTATAGTGTTGTTTTACTGCTGGAACGAAAGATTCTTCTTGACCGCCCACCCAATAGTCCCAATCAAAGTTGTCGAGGTACACCAACGAAAATTTCTTTCCAGGATTATCGCGTGAGAATTGTTCCAGAAAGTTTTCACCAAATGCATGTACCAGTTCTATATGATCGGGCAAAGGCCCTTGGGCCAATCGAAATTGTCCGTCTGCACCCAATACTGCCTGTCCTTGTGATGACAATACTGTTCTGGCCCGTGTGATTTGATTTTCATCTGCGTCAACCCCATAAAACTTAACGCCTTTTGTTTTTGCTATATCAGCAAAAAATTTAGTGCTACCTTCGCCACGATCAACACCAATCTCAACCCAGGCACCGGTTGGATCAATTGCATCCATAAATTGTGCTACTTCTTTGTAATATGTTCCCATAGATCACCAAATAAAATTTAACATGTAATACTCTATAACTTTTTGTAATTCTTGATCAAAGTTGGCCAAGGGTTGCCACCCCAAGGCCTTGAGTTTAGAGTCGTTGATTGCATAACGCACATCCTGGCCTTGTCGGTAGCTACTAGTGATGTAATCTTCCCAACGATCTCCGGCTCCGACGCCGGGATAGTGTTGCAAAATCTTTTTAATAACTTCTTTGTTGGGCATTTCTGCATTGCCGGAAATGTTATAGATTTCATTTATGCGGTTGTGATCAATCACGGTCATTACTGCCCGAGCAGTATCTTCAACGTGCAACCAAGTTCTTTGTGGCTCACCACGATCGTGCAGGTCAATTTTTTTTCCTATTTTAAGATACTTGATTGACTTGGGAATTAATTTTTCAACATATTGACCAATGCCATAATTGTTAGTAGGGCGCACAATCACATATTTGATGCCATAGGTCCTAGCCCAGGCCAGGATCAACATGTCGGCAGCTGCCTTGGATGCTGAATAAGGATTGCTGGGTTTTAACAGATCAGTTTCAGTGTGAGCGCCTAAATCAATGTCGCCGTAAACTTCGTCGGTTGAAAAATGCAACAATGTTGGTTGCTTTTGAACAGGCTGTTGTCGGATCAGTTCTAGCAGACGGTGCACTCCGTTGATGTTGCTACGCAGGAATACTTCGGAACTCATGATAGAGTTATCCACATGAGTCTCAGCCGCTGTGTTTATTATATAATCGCAGTCATACAGTCGATCAAGATCATTGATATCTTTGTGTATGAACTTAAATGTATCGTATTTTTGAAACTCATTTAAAAAATCAAAATTGCTGGCATAGGTACCTTTGTCCACACCAATCACGTGCCAGCCACGTGCTAGGCACTGGCGAGTAACATGAACCCCTATAAATCCCAAACAACCGGTTACATATACAATCTTTTTCAAAGTTTTCTCGCTTTGATCAAGAGATGCCAACCTAGATATTCTCTCACAGCAGCCCGCATGGTTTCGGGCATGGCCTCAAACCAAGGTTCTAGTTCAAATCGACCCTGTTTATAGGCAGGGATGTTGTACATGAAACAATGTTCTTGCCGTACACGCTCAATATGATAATCGGGTTCTAGCAATTTGGTGATTTCTTCTCTGGTAAATGCTTCGGCATACGGACAATCGGCCTGTGCCTCAAACTGATCCAGCCCTTTTTGTATCATGGCATATTTCCACGAATTGCGTGCATATACCATGAATCTTAATTCTCCACCTTGGGGCAGAACGTTGGTAATATTGCTCAAGTGTGACCCCATTCCTGGAAAGTGATGCAACACCCCATAACTGTAAACCAGATTGAATTTACCTAAACTTTGCAAAAAGTCCAAATCGGTCACACTGCCCTGATGGAATTCGCCATGTAATTCGTACACACCAAACCGTTGACGACAGATATCTAAGCTTTCTTGACTTATGTCTATACCCACATACTCGGCACCATGTCTAGCAAATTGTTCGGCATCTGAACCTATGCCACAACCTATTTCCAAAACACGACGACCTCGCCAGAGATGGAATCCAGCAAAGTCTAATATGTGCGGTTCGGCTCGGTATCGTTTAGCAGTAACTTCGTCAAAGTAAGCTTGGGTACCTACCGGTGCTCGACTATGGCGAATATTACAGGGTTGATTGTTCCAGTAGTCTTGTATGCGTTGCTCTAGAGTCTTGGTCATAATTGGTTCAGTGGTTTTGGATCGGCGTGACTGATCTGGAACTGGCGCATTTGTTTGTTAGTATCGTTGGCTCTTAGCTGTTCCCAGGGATCTTGTTTTTGTAATTTAACATTTTCCCAAAAGCTGGTATCTATGCCGCGACTTTTCATATAGTCACTGATTACATCACATTCTCGCATGCGTTTGGCAGTCCAGGAAATATGATGGAAATCTCCTGGATTGCTAGGATTGCCTTCCAACATGGGTCGGTTCTTGTAGGTTGCATCTAAATTATTGCCTGTAAGATCGGCACGATCGTGTTCCACATGCACGTTGATGCGTTCAAGTATGTTCATACAATAGGCCTGTTGGCTGATCCAGGCATCTGATATTTGGTGTGGACTCAGATGTCCTAGTAGATCCAACCATTCACGTGGCACTATAGGAAATATGCTGTAGGGATGGTCGTTGTGTGTGCGGAATGCCAATATTTTAAATTCGCCGGTATGTCCAGCAATTATGTTATCCCAGCCTTGGGTATGCATGACCGCATCGTCGTTCCAAAATACCAACCAATCTGCTGAGCTGTTGAGGGCCAAAGTGTTGACATATTCATTGAGCCGGATATAACCAATTGGTTCAAATGTTATGGCAGTGTAGTTCACGCCATGATTATCCAACCAAGGTTGTAAATGCTCTGTGAAGTGTTTGATCCCAACTACATCATCATTGTCAAAGCCCAGCAGGATTTGTACGCTGTCAATATCATGTGCCTGCTCAACCAGACTTTGTACACTGCGATCTAGTGCAGTTGTCCTGCCACGTGTAGGTAAAAGAACTGCTATTCGATATTCGTTTGCCATAGGCTGATATTTATAGTAGCCGTTTATTTGGCAAACAAATCTTATCCTTCATAGATGGCCGAATTACCGGTGTGTTCAAACACTTCGGCACTGCGTAGGCGCACACCTTGACCCACAGGATAGCGTGCCGAAAACGTCTTTCCGTTTGGTAAGCCGTATTCACGACCGGCCTGGAATGTGCGTAGGATGTGTTCCATTTCTTTGTAGGCCAGTTCGCTAAACTTCTCACAACCCACTGCTTCTACAATTCTCAAGTCACATACCCCGCCCTGATCTTGTAAGCCCATGCGAGCCATTTGTTCAAACATGCCTCGATGAGGATCATCCTCGGCCACTACTAGAGTGTGATCGAACATATATTCGCTCCACTCTTTGAAGGCCTTGAGTCCACCAAAGTCCATGACCCAGTTACGGTCATCTAGTGTTTCGCTTTCAAACACTAACGTGATACCAATCGAATAACCATGCAATAAACTGCAATGGCTGTGAGTGCTGCGCCATTGTCGAAAGCAACAGCTGAGTCCGCGATCGGTGCCGTATGTTTTTGTTGATACGTAAGTTGCCATGTTAAATCTCCTATGTTAAGTTTAGCATAGGCGGCAGAGTTTGTAAAGCGGGATGACGCCGAAGAAGACCGCTGAGTTGTTACTTATCTTGCTTGACTGGCTCACATTTGAGATGTTCGTTACAACGTTCAAATGTGCCGTTTTGAGTGTTCATTCTAACTATCTGATCTTTATGTACCGTGAAAGTATATTTGGCATTGTCAATCGCCGGCATGGTAACTTGATAGGTTAACAACGCACACATGAGAGCAGTTAGAAAAATCATTTGGTATTTTTCTTTGGCGGTATTTTTCTAGCAGATTTGGTTTGAGTGGTATCTGACATGTCAATGAGTTGTTGCACAGTATCAAGAGCTTGTGTAGTAGCAAACATCTGCCAAAGTTGATTGTTAGCTACCTCAATGCTGGTGAATTCTAGTTCAATGATCTGATCATTTTTTAATTGGAGTTGGAATTTTCTTTGTTGACTCATGTGTGTCCTCAATCGTAGTAAACGTATCCTGATTGTTTATTAGTTATGTTTGCGCCAGGTCGATCTATTTCTTTTGAGGGTTTGTCCCAAAGTCTAGCGCGACCTTCTCTCTGCTGTTGTTCGGTGTCGGGGTGCTGTTGTTTATACCGTGTTAACCACTGATCAAATTCGCTGATGTATTTTACCATTTTCTGTAATTACCTTTGCCAGGTATTGTGTTACGCACACCACCCACTGGATCTTCCACATCTCCGGTCCTGCGTGGAATAAGATGTATGTGTGGATACATCACAGTTTGACCAGCGGCTTGTCCTGAGTTGTAGCCGATGTTGAAAGCATCACATTCACCTTGTACAACCATGTGCATGCCATCGGCTAATGCATCTTCAAAGGCCCTGACTATCCAGTTGGCGTTGTCGTCGTCTTTGGGCACATACAATCGATGACCGGGTGTGCATGGATATCGGTCGAGATACACCACAGTTGTGGTCTTTTCATCTATTTGATTGTCCCAGGGTGCTATGCCAGCGTCTTGTGCTTGTTTTAGTTTCATTTAATCAACCCAAAATCTTAATTCAGTCATGGCCCGATACTGTCCTGCGGTAGTACTTACAGCACTCAGTCTCAACTGAGTTCGTCGGTCCAATTGATTGGTATATAGTGCCCGAACGTAACCAGTGGTTTGGTTTTGCACCATCAACTTCTTGTTAGTATATACTACATTACCTGACATGTCAACGGCTGTGGGTATGCGTGCTTCAACCGATCCAGATACAACCACAGGTTTAATGCCGGCAAAAATACCCAGATCTCCCTCGCGTTTGACATTGCCGAATCTATATCCAGTTTCGGCCCAGGTACCCCACATGTTGTTGACTCGGGTTATGAGCCCAGGATTAATGTTGGTGCTCACATACATGGCACTGGCCTGTGCCAAGAATCCACGATTGCGATATGAGACTACATTGTCCATGATGCCAGAACCGGTTACTTCACCCCAGGCACCACCAAACGCTATCCAAGGATTGGTGTTCAAATAGGTATATTGTGTGCCCAGACTCCAGGCACCTTTTCTATACCATCCTGGCACTCCCACGGTGTATTGTGTGGGTCGGTTCAAGCCCATGCCTACGTTATCTCTGCCAGCCCAATCGGTGCCCACACGCATGCCGTTGACCGTGGTCAGTGCGCCGTTGACCAGGTATTCTGCATGACTGGTCATCTCATATTGATCGTTGTGTTCGGTATTGTAACCAAATGCATTGAGTCGGTTTACGTTCATCGAAGCTAGATTAAGATTGTAACCGCGACCCAACTGGTCCAAGGCCACCACATTTCCATCTCCGAGATTCACACCGGCCAAATAACCCGAGATTGGTTTGAAACCACCCATGGTGCTCAAACTCAAACTGCCCACGGGTTTAAATATGTCTTCTTCGTTGATTATGGCCACGCCGTTGAAATATGTAGCCGCAGTCTGTGCCAGAGCCGCATTGGCCTGTGGCACGGTCATGTAAGGCCACTTTTGCAGGATAAGGTTTACTGCGTTTTGTGCGGTAGTGGTACTTTGAGAGCCTATCTCACTCATATATAGAGCTAATTGGCGGTCTGTACCATTCATGAAGCTTACAGCAGTAACCAAATATAGTTTGCCTCCAGGTCCCTTAACAACGTTGACTGTATTGCCTCCATTGTCGCCACCTTGTAGTCCAGTGGCCTGGTTCATGAAGTCTGTGAGTATATTTTGGTATGCAGCCACATACTTGCCGTCTCGGCTTTTGAGCAAGAATTGATTGCTGGTATTTTTGCCCGAAAAATCAGATCCACTGACCAAGATATCTTCCAAGCCGTCACCGTTGAGATCCAGGAACTTAGGATTGTAAGTCACTGCTGTCTGATTGTTGTAACCGATCAAGGTGGTGTCAGTGACATCAGCGAAGTTGCCACCACCGTTGTTTTTCAAGAACTGTATTTCACTGTAGTTGGGATATTTTTGCCAATTGGCCGGTCTGCTGAACAAGATAGCGTCTGGAACATTATCATTGTTAAAGTCATAGGCCACAGATCTCACAGTGTGATTGCCACCAAAGTCATATCCGGCCCACTTGGGCAGTTCAAATCTAGGAGTTGGCAAGGTGTTTATTTTGGTAAATTCCAGATTGTTGCTGGCATTAATGGTCCAAGAATATAGATTGGTTTGAGAAGTGTTGCCAGATCTGTTTTGATCTGTGACGATAATTTGTCCACGGCCGTTTTGCATGAAGTCGCCAATGGCCACGCTGCCGCCACCATTGTTGCTGGAGTAGACATTGAAACTGCTGACTCGATTGTTGATAGCAAACGTCATGCTGTTGGCACCATATCCAACCATGGCAATGTCTTTGTAGCCGTCACCGTCTAGGTCACCCACCGCGGAATCGTGTGCCCAGATGTTTGCTGTAGTCAAGGTTTGACGTTCAAAACTAGAGCCGGTGTTACGGAAAAAATAAGTAGGCCCATATATAGTAGTATCAGTGCCTGGAGCAACAAACAGGTCGTTGCGACCTGTCTTGAAAAAGTCTGCAAATTTTACAGCGGGTTCGGTGCCTATGATGACGTTTGTGTCATTAGGAAACCACTGAGCTGTTCGGTCTACAAGTCGGCCATTCTGCCAGCTAAACATACTGAGTCGAAAGTTGCCCCAATCGGCAGAGCCGGTGGGTTGTGTCATGCGTCCTGCTATCAGCACGTCTTGATTGCCTGTGCCGGACACATCTGCGGCAAAGGTATCGGCTACTGCCCATTTCCACCCAGTATCGTTGACATTGACCAAAGGATCAACCACGGCTTGTCGTACCGGTGTGCTGTAGGGAACTTCAGTTCTTAGATAAGGATTAGGGCTATTGTATGGACTATTATATCCACCGCCTCCGCCACCTCCGCCTCCGCCACCACCGCAACCGGTGATGACTACGACTGTACCAAAAAGAGCTGTCCAGAGCAGTTTACGACGCATATAGCACCCATGAGAGTAATTAATAATATAACTATTATAATACCACGAGTATTTTTATGTCAAACTAGGTTAGTACACACTAACTTCTTGTTCTAAATAGCGAATCAGCTCTTTGTCTGTGGGTTCTACGGTATAATTCTGTTTGAAGAAGATTTCGTAGCTGTCCGAACCGTATTTTCCAATGCCATGTAACTTGGTGGCATCCACCCCATCCCAGGTAGCAAAGTCCAAGGTCATTCTTCGTAATCGTTCATAACGCACATTAACCATGCCCAGGCTCCAGATCACATCTTTGACTTCTTTTTCAGTGGCACCATAGAACGCTCGGGGTCCACGCCATTTGCTCCAAAATACCGGTGCTACGTTTTTGACAGGCTTGCGGCCAGTCTGGTTCAACATGATCACGGCAGTCATATGTTGCCAGGCGCCGTGAGTATAGTTGAAACCATCAGGCAACTGCTGTTGCACCATGAGATCATCACGGAGTGGCTGGATCATCGTGGTGCAAACTCTTGTTGCAGTTTGATATTGTCCATGAACTCTTTTTTAGTTGCTGGATCAGTACGGAACGCACCTTTAAGCACCGTGGTCTGGGTCAAACTACTGTGTGCCATGATGCCTCGATTCTCACAGCAACCATGTGTGGCCTGTATATACACCCCGATGTTTTCTGAATCCGTGGCTCTAGCAATCTCTCTGGCGATGTCGTTGGCTAGTTCTTCTTGCAAAGTACCGCGACGAGCACACCACTGAGCAATCCTAGTGTACTTAGATAAACCAATAAGTTTTTGGGCAGCAATGATACCAATGTAAGCAACGCCAGATACAGGCTGATGATGGTGACTGCACATACTACGCAATTCGCTACGAACAACAAGCATGCCTTCATATCTGTCCTCCGAGTCGTTGGGAAAAGCAGTGGCGTCGGGTCTTGGTTCATATCTACCTGCCATGATCTCGTTAAAATACATTTTTGCAAGACGGCGTGCTGTGCCTTTACTATTAGGATCTGTTTCTCTATCAATTAATAATGTATCTAAAACTTTTTCAAATGCTTGAGTGGCTTCCGTGATCAACTGCTCACGTTCTTGTTCTGTTTCAATAAACTCACTGATATTGTCTCCAGCCCAGAAACGTTTGCCCGATGCTCGCATGCTGTCACGGATAACCTGGCTCAGGGGCCTTCCGTATTCTGGGTCTACTACAGCATCTTCATAGCCAGGGTGATACGGTGCTTCACGAACCAACTGTGCGTGATCCGCTACTTCTACTGCTGGGATTATATTTTTCATTGCGTTTTTAAGATCTTCACTAGTAAATGTTGTCATATTTTCCTTTAATTATACAGGTTATTTAGATTTTTGCAAGATCAAATGGAATTTTTCTCAAGTCTGGATACACCGCATCTTGGCTTTGGGGGGTGACGGTGGGCAATAATTCAAGACCACATTCACAACTTTCCAAAGTTGGACAGTAATGGTAGCCAATGATCAATTCCTTTTCATCCTGCCAAGGAATATTCAGATCACGTCCATCTGACCGTTGACGACTGAAATGTCTGTATGCGTTGACATCATCAGTTAGTACAGCACCGACCTTGCCCAATTGCAAAGGTTTGGTCCATCCAAAACTCAAACATTGGAACTGTCCTGGTCTATACATACCGGGTTGTAATCTACGGGCACTATCCCAGATTCTAGTATCGCCAAACTGATATTCACCTGTCCAGGTCTCGTCGGTGAATTCAAACTTGATGCTCAAGTGATGCATAAGCATGGGAACACTCAAATAGGTGTAAGCAGTAAAGCTGGTTTGACGCACAGCATCATATCTAAAACACAGTTCAAGAGCATGAGTGCAACCATCTGTAAGGACCACATAGGGTGCTCCAGTGTAGTCAGCCAATGCGGCCTCAAAGTCAAAAAGTGCTTTGAAACTCATCTGGTATACCATGCCCAGGCGTGACGTATGATATCTTCAAGTCCATACTTGGGTTTCCAACTACTTGTTGTCATAAACTTGCTGGCATCAGCAGTAAGCCTGGCAGGATCCCCTTCTCTTTTTGGTCCGGTAATGTAGCTCAAATCTCGTTTGGTCACACCAATAGCACCATGTATTATCTGTAGATTACTGTAGCCTGTGTTGGTTCCAAGATTATATACACCGCCGAGTATTCGAGAGTCTGTGGCCAGTATGTGTGCTGCGGCCAGGTCTTCTACGTGTATGTAATCTCTGATGCAGGTGCCATCTTCGGTTTCAAAGTCTGTGCCATTGAGTACAAACTCTCCCGAGTTATCACGCAAGGCTTCTAGCACTCTAGCAATGATATGGGTAGCACCAGGACGTTGTCCGTGTCGGGCCTGGCTGTCTGCACCGCAGGCATTGAAGTAGCGGAAGGCCACATAATCCAGGCCATAAGCACGCTGATAGGCTCGTAGCATCCACTCGATCATGAGCTTGCTTTCGCCATAGGGACTGATGGGTTCTGCAGGATCTACTTCTTGGCAAGGAGTCATTATAGGATTGCCATAGGTAGCAGCACTTGAACTAAAAATCAGTCTGGTCTTGATATTTTGCTTGACCAAGAAGTCACACAGGATCTTGGTCCTCACAAAGTTATTGTTGTAATAGTCGTCAGGATCGGTCATGCTGGGACCCACAAGACTGGTGCCAGCGCAGTGTATAATGGCATCCGGCTGGAATGTTCGTATAGCATCCAAGGCCACTTCGCCGGCGAAATCCGCCACCAACCACTTGGCACCGCAATCAAACAAAGGATTGGGCTCTAGATTGCGATCAATGGCAAACACGCTGTGACCAGCATCCAACAGTTGTAAAACAGTCTGACCACCAATGTATCCGGCACCGCCGGTAACAACCACTCTCATTCTATAAGTACCTTTTCTAAGTTATTATCAATCGCCTGTATAATTTTAGTAGATACATAGTCAGCAGTCAACGGTTCAATTCCATTATAGGTTTTTTCTACCTGTTCTTTGGTAAGAGTTCCTTCAAAGTTGCGATATCTCAAATTTGTGCGAACTGATTTGAATTGCACTTCTAGTATAGAAATATGACTGGCCTCTTGTCTAATAAGATCTATAGCAAACTGACTGCCTACCTTGGTGCTCAAATAAACACTTTTGTAGGGAGTGACGCCCGAAGTAAGATCGGTACTACACCAAACATATTGACCACTGGATCTTGAATTAGCATAGTGCTTGAGCAAAAACAAATTTGACACATAATTTACCATTATTTGACTAAGTTGATTTTGCCATGAATTTTTCAAAAATCCCAGATAGGTGCCTTGATTATGTGCTGCACAATTAATTACCAGATCATAAGAAGTCAAGTCAGTTTCAAAAATCCTGTCAGGATGGTTCAGATCTAAATCATTAGAACTCCAAGAGCATGTTTTGTATTGAGGATTTTGTTCCAACAATTTACAACAAGATGATCCAATGCCACCTGTGGCTCCTATTACCAAAATATTTTTGGTCACCTGTTGATCTTCCTTACTGGATACTTTGATTGACTGACATGGTCACGATAGCGATTTCCTGCACGATTCCAAGATTCACCTTTGCCTTCCAAGATGTCCACGATGCGATCCACGGTACCATCAGTCCAGTCCGAGATCAGGCCCTGGTTATGATGTGGGGCTTGCAACAAGTTTTCTAACTTGTGGAAGGCATCATCAATGCTCCAAGGAACGTACAGGCGATTAGGATCGTCAGCAAAGGTTTCAGGGAAACTGCGATAAGCAGGATATAACACATTACAACCAAGAGTATCAGCTTCTGATACTGTGTTAGATACCCAGTCTTGTAAAGCACAATTAAACAACACACGAGTATCGTTGAGAAGGTTGTAGTAATCATTTTTCTTCAAGTCCTCATAGATTTTAAGTCGGCCTTGTGATTCTAACTCTCTGGCCCGCAGGATATAACGCACATTGTTGCTGCGTAAAGGACCACCCTGGAACACAGCGAACTCGATATCCTTGTGTCGTCCTTGAGCCAGATACATTTCAATCAAGTCCATGTAAAAGTCTGGTTGCTTCTCTTGGTCAAATCTGGCCGCAAAGCCCACACGCATCTTGCGTTCTGCAAACGGTTTAATATTTTGCGAGCCACCTATACGCTCTAACACTTCTTGTTTGCCAAATGCCAAGCCAGAAATATTATAGATAGGAGCCGTCCAACCTGCAATACGCATATGAGCCACCATTTCTTCGTTGGTGGCCAGGACCCCTGTCACGAATTGGTTAACCATCTTTTCATACGTCGACATCCACTCCGCCATGCCCCACACATGAACGAAATCATCCGGATCAATGGCTTGAGCAAGACAACGTACATAAATGCGAGGACGCTGAGACTCAGGCACTTGATCCAAAATATAAGGTAAGCTCTCGATACCGGGCTGAAACATGTCTTCAAAGTAGATAATATCTTCACAGGTGACTTCTCCATTCCTCATCATTTGCACCAGATTCATCATTTGGCTCATTGAAAAATAACTACGACCATGTGCATCTAACACTTGTCCAACGCTGATACTCTGTGTGTTGTCTATAGTGCTTCCAGGAACATACACAACTTCCAACCCACGTCGTTCAAATACCCTACGGTTCCACTCAGTGAGTTGTAGAGTATAGCGGGCTTCGTAAGATTCGAGCCCCATGTAATATAATTTTCTCATAATTGTGTCTTTTTAAAAAAGTTTTTAATGTAATTTGCCATAACTTCGTGTCCTAAACGATTTGGATGATAATCACCAAAAACTGGACCAATGTATTTAGATTCAAGCAATTTTTGTAATGATGCAAAATTATTGTCACTGGCATCAATGATTTGTTCACATAGATCTAATCTTCCATATTTTCTAGTTATAGGTAAACTATCTCGAGACCACTGCAATGGTATAACGCTAGGAATATGAGAGTCGTCCAATAATTTAATCCAACTTTCGCAAAGCAGTTTGAGATTCGGATAAAGAGCAAGTAAATTTATATCTATGTCAGATGCACCGCCACAGAGATAAATGTCAATTTTATATTTTTGCTGTAATTCACTGAGTTTAATATAAAATATTTCTGTAAGAGTTTGGTATAGATTTTTTAGATCTGTGCATTCTGAAAAAATTCTTTGATAATCTACATTAAATTTTTCACTTAGAGCTGACATAAACGGATCGTTTTGAAAAACAATAATTTTGGCAGGATTAACAGTATTTTCTATATCAACATAAGACATTTCGCAATAATTGTGGATAGAGTAAATTATTTTCCAAAGGCTCGATGACCCTTTGCTGAAATTCACTACTTTGAAAGTGTCGGACAGATATTCTGACATTCCAGGGTGTATTAATTTTAACTCGGTTCCAATGGAATCATCAATCGCCCATTCTCCTGCACTCCAACTAGATCCAAAAATTATCAACTTGTCCATGTTTTAGTCGCGACGGTAACCTGAAAATCTGCGTGAATCTTCAGACCACATATTCTTGGCATTCTTACCTTGGCTGAACTTGTTGTATTGTTGCCAGGCATAGGCTTTAAAATTATACAAATCTTCCTCACGGAATCTGTAACCATAATCTCTACAGAATTCTAGGAAGTTCGACAAATCTTCCATGCACTGGATGTTGCGGGGATTGAGGCGATGTTCACGCTTGCCCATTTTGTTTCCTTAATATTTGATTAATAAATTAGGGCGAGAAAGTTCATACTTGATAAGGCAACCGTTCTCGCCATCTTCGGCCACCTCAATCCATACAGCACGCTCGGGATAGCGATCGGCTATCTGAGTGTACAGGTCATCTGCGATCATTTCACAGGATTTGAAATCTAGTTCTAAAACGGAATCGTTACCCGAATACAACGACTCGAGCCATCGTTTGAACTGGATGAACTCGATGTCCCGGTCATTGTGCCACACATCGATCCACACCCGGAAATGAAAAATATGCCTATGAGGACTAGCAAGAAACGATACATCATACTCTCCTGCTGTATTTAATCTAGGATCTGTGGCCGCTGCCGGATAGCAGTGTATGCCTTCGCGGCGTAAGGTCACCCAGATCTTGCGTTCTGCGTGCTCTTTGATTCTTTCTACGGTTTCTCTTTGTTCTTGTATCATTTCTTTAACAACTCCATGGTTACAATTCGGCCAATGGCTTCTGCCAAGTTGTCATTGTCATTGACTATGTGCAGTTTTCTAATGGGCTCATCATTTTTGGGATTATACCAGCGTGTTTCTACCAAGGTGCCACCAGTGATGGCCTGCACACGGAATGTGATAGGATCTGGCAGTTCAATCGTCGAATCTATGTCATCAATGCCAACGGACACTACATCATACCTGCCTTTACGACTACGGCCTCGTATTGGTTCATCAATGTCGCGACCGTAGTCCCAACCCCACTTCATGACACGGCTCCATAACCAACGTATCATAACTTGTTCCTCATCTCCGCAATCCACTCGTCCACACGAGATTCGGCTTCGGCCTGGTCCATGGCTGGCACTGTGATGCGATATGGTGTACCTGGTCTATGATGTATGTCATAGCGTATGACACCATCTAATATTATGTCGTTTTCGTCACGCAGGACTTCAAACTCCTGCAAATGTTGAGCACGATATATGGCTTGTTCTGCTAATTCTTTTACGTTCATTTTATAACCTCGTCTTGAGTATATTTAGACCAGTCGGTGAACACCGACCTGCTTTGTAAAGCATGTAAGCTGTGGCACCATACTCCTGGATTGGTGGCTTGGAAGTCTCGATCATCCAATTTGAGTGTGGCATTGTAACCAAACTGACGTATATAAGGTAGTTTAACACTGATCATAGGTATAAAGCGATCAAGTTCGACTAGACTGCTTTCCAGTAGGCCTTCGGCACAGCTTACATCTAGATCCAAGGTGCACCAAAAACCTGCATCAAGACAGTCAGAGATCATGCGTTCCCATGGGTGCCAACCATCTCCGTCGTTGACATCCAATTTAGTAAAACTTTGATTGGCTCCAAAGTATATGTGAGAGCAGACATTAAGTCGAGCTAGATGCATGATCTTGGTTGGATCTTGAACTCCCACTACAAACAGGGTTTTCTGTCCAAATGCAGGAGAGTGTTCTACTTCGGTTCCTAGAAAGAAGCTTACTGCTTCGTGTCCGTCTCGGTTCATTGATATAATTCCGCAAATATCTGTTTGTGATTCTGATTGGTTAATTGATCAAATCTGTCATACTGTGGCAAAAAAGTATCCCTTAGTTGAGAATCAATCTTGTTGACATGATCCAAAAACCTTTGTCGTAAAATGTTAGGTAATGATTTGGCTTGATTTAAGTTTAGTTGCTTTATGTATTGTACAACATGTTGACTCAGCATGTCAAACCCATGTCCACCCGATTGCGTCACCACGAAAATATTTTCAGGTAAAGTGTAATCCAACGCGGTATGCATGGCACTGGCGATATCCAGACTGCTCAAAGGAAAGTACACCATGTTGAATTGGATGTCTAAAAAATCCATAGCCAACAAATCTAAATTTTTCCGAAACAAGTTCCATTTGGCACCGTTACGGATATATTCAAACTTGGCACCAGTGGATTCAAAACTGACCACAAATCTAACATTGGCAAAATTTTTTAGCATTTTGTAAATGGGGTTGTTTTGTATTTGTGTAAGATTGGTAGTTATTTCAATTGCAACGTCGGGATTGACTTTGTTGACCCGAGTAAGAATGTCTAAATTTTCTTTGATCAGCATGGGTTCGCCGCCGGCCAATTGCAACACACGTAGATTCCCAAGATCAGCATCAGTGATCGTGGGAGAAATCCTGAACTTGGTTTTAAGATCTTCTAGTTCTGCCCATTTGCTACTGAAGGTAGAATTACAATACACACAGTTTAGATTGCAGGTATTGCTCCATCTTAGATCCAGATGTTCAAGTTTAAATTTAGAATTATCAGTTAGGTCATGAAAATAATCATATTGATAAATGCTTCTGCGACTTTCCCACTCTAATGTACCTTGCTCACGAGTCCAGCATGTTTGACAGTTAGGATGTTGTTGATCTTGTATAAACGCTTGCCGAATTTCTATAAAATCAGCATTAGTGCTCGCTTTATCAAGTTCAGTCAATGACACACGATTTTGACTGATACAGCACATCTTGGCCTGACCGTCTGGATCCAAACTAAGTCCAGCCCATGGTGCTGCACAAAAGTTTTTCCTCATTGAGATTCTAGTGCATCTAATTTTGATTGATCAAATTCTGACTCATTGTCTGAATCATCAGAAGCGTTTTCAACATCAAAAAGCGTATTAAATTGGCTGTGTGCATTTTTGGCCTTCTTGCCTTTGAATCCACGTGTGCCCACGATGTCCATCCAATAGCGATCATAATTTTCGATTATGGCTTCTGATTCTTCACGACTGTCAGTAGCGAATATAGCATCAACGATGTCTCGGAATCGGGCATGATCACCATTTTGATTCCACATCATGGCCGGCCATGAACCCGAGTCATACTCGCGATTGGCACGTTGTACCGCTTCGATATGCATCCACACATTGTGACCCATGAGCAAGGCATAACTGAAACTGTCCCATGACGTTTTGCCTTCTTTGCCGATCTTGTTTAGGTCACCGGGCTTGTATATGCAGATGTCTTTCATCTGTAACTGTTGACTAATTGGACTTTCATCAAAGTGATTTATAAGTCCGTCAGCCAATACCGCAGGTCCAAACTGACGTGTGTCAGTGGCATACTTTTTGTCATCCACGATGGGACTCATGCGATAGCACCACTTGTCATTGTGTGGTAGGTCAATGTGATGATACACCTGTCCATTGGCTGTAGCCAGGAACGGGCTGGCGCAATCAAAACTGATAGTGAAACTAGGATTCACATATTTTCTTACAGCACGTTGGATATCAGTGAGCAATACAGCCCACTCCAGTTTGCTTGTGCCCAAGAAGTGCATCCAATCATGTACGCCTTCACGTAAGAGACCATCGTGACGCAAGGCTACCAAGCGTTTCAGGACCAAATGTACATCACACATGTTCTGGCCACCCATACTCCAACCATCAAAGTGTGTGTCTGGGTATACCGCAGGATCGCAATAGTGCTTCATTGTTTCATACCAACGATCGGCGTCGGCATGATTGGCACCCTGCAACACATTCAAGAACCGGGCGCCGCCATTTTTAACACCTTTGCGATGCCGCATGAAATAGTCGTTGTTGAACTTGGTAGCGTCAACTGCTTCTTCCAATGTAGTGATCTGGCATGCAGCCGATGCCTTCTTGTCATGTATGACCCAGGTGGGGATATCCAAGATCATGCCATAGTCAGCGATACTATCCAGCCACTTGAGCACTGCTTCACGCTTCTTCTGTGCTTTGGGACAACCTGAGTTGGCTTTCCAGTCGCCTTCCCATAGGCCCTTGGCAATCTGGAATCCACCCGAGTCGCCTAGCATTACAGTACCGGGCTCACGGTTACGCACCATGTCCTCCGACCAGTCTTGCTTGTTGAGATCCAAGTTGGCATGTCCGCCCGAATACAGACTCCACCGATATGGAAACAACGCCTTCTGGCTGTTGAGCCAGTTCATTTGTTCCATGTCCTGGATACCCGCAGGCATCCTGGCAGGGTCCACATAAGGACCCGCCACAATATCACGTTGCTTGCCTATGAATGTGGCGTAGAAGCCCGATATGGCCGGCAGAAACACTGCATAGTCATTCTGCTTGGCAGTTAAGTTATCTTGCGTCATTGCGTCCTGAAAACCATCCGGCCAACTTTCCAAGGCCTACACTGAGAAATATTAATCCAAAGATTAAAACTACGCTGAGTAAGATTCCGAACAACAAGTCCATTATTTGCTCTGTGCTGGTAGGATATAGTTATAAACAGCAAGACCTGAATCCACGGTGATCATGGCGGCACCATCGTCACTGATTTTAAATGTCTTGTCACCGGTTAAATCCAGAATGCTAATAACTGTCTTGATTGGCCACGACCATGCACGTTTTAGCGTGCCTGTCACACCAGGATGGAACACAAAGTTTCCTGCATGGGTGCTACGATCACCAAAGAAAAACTTCAAGTCACCGTTTTCAGTCTTGGCTTGGAAGTTGACCTCTTCAGCATTGGCCTGTGCCTGCATCTTCAGACGCTGGATAGCCGCTACTGTAGGCACAAATTCAATATGCCAGTTGACACCTTTGAACTTTACAGTTTTCAGTTTCTCGTTGACAATCTCACTTGCCATGAATCTGTAGTTGTTCTTAAAGTCGCCTGTGGCATTTTCAAAGTTGATGCCATCGGGTGCTCCGGTATCTTTTCTTGTGAGGCCGAGCTGTGCATTTTCTTTATACTCCTGCAAACTCAACAGTATTTTCAACTTGCTGAGGTTGGGCATGCCAAAGTTGCCAATAAAGTCTGCGTGTGGCTGGGCAAATGTGCCCTCTACTACCACGCTACGGTCTTCGGCCAATCCGTTGATAACAGTTGATTTGTCATCACCGGTAATTTTAACTAGGTCGATAACGCCCAGATCGTGTGTATGTTCTACTAGGTCTAATAAATGGTCTCTCATTGATGTTTCTCCTTGTGTTTGATTATACAGGTTTTATTTAGATTCTGCAACAGGTTTAGGTAGTATTTTTGCCAGGGCTTGGCCTCCACGCAGTGAACTCAACTTCCCGGGCTTGCGGAATTCTATCCAAGTGCTGGCTCCATCATCCTGATGATAAAATACTTCTTCAAATCCTATGTATTTGGCCCAGCCTCGAACCAAAGTTCCTGGGGTGTAGCAAGTGATATATTGCTCAACAGCTTGCATGGCCTGATAACGATCACAGTCATAAAATGTCATGACCAAAACACCCCCGGGTAACAATTTTTCATATATTTCATTAAGATATATCTTGATAATTTCAAAAGGACGATAGTTAAAATAGTTATAGGCCAGACAAAAGCCTATTTGTTGATCAGGTAGTTGTACCAAGATAGGACGGTCAAATGATTCTTCGATCACATAAGGACGCACTCGATGTTTATAAACTGGATTGAAATTTGCCAGTGTCGGTTCAAGCAGATAATGACTTTCGTCAACAAGATAAAGAGGATCACTGGCCAACATGTTCTGTACAAAAGATTCCTGCATAGGATGTATTATCATAGCTGGATAATGCCAATCACTATAAGATGCCACGCGGGTTTTAAACATTTTTTCGACTTCTGCATCTAATTTTACAGGTTTGTTACGGTGCATACCAACTGCTTCTGGTCGTTGCGAGTCTCTCGATTCTAGCTGTTGTTCATACAAGGTATAACTTTTATGCAACCAAGATCTACCTTCTACTTCGATCCTACGTTGTACTTCTCCTTTTAGATCATCCACAGCTTGTTCTAAATCCTCGAACGCTTTCTGCAAAATTTGATTTTTGTCAGCAAGTGATTGATAAAAATTTGTGGGGATACCAGCCAATGGAACATCCGACTTGTGCTCTATCAAATTAAATCTCATGCCGGCGTTCTGTTGCATGTCAGAAAACGTGAGATTTTCTAATTGATTGTTAAGGCGTATGAGCTCTGTAAAGTTCATATCACCACTCGAATAGAGTTTGGAAAGTGTTCTCTGTGTTGGTAGCACTGGCTAGGTCCCAACCCAACACACCCAACAAGTTGTCGATTTTTTGATCTACCACAGTTGCTTCCATCTCTGAATCGTCAAACGGCAGTTCTCGGAACCACTGTGGCAGGTGAGTTTCATCTGTGGGATAACCAATGCTGGTCCACCCTAGTGGATTGGACTTGAGCTTGCACACAATGGTCTTCATGCCATCCACGATCTGCATACTATATTTGTCCGAGTTCATCCTGCGTAGATTGTTCCAGTTGATGGCTGCACGCACATGTCCGGGCATGTTGGCCTTGCCCAAGCGTTCTTCTTCTTTGGCGTATTTGGTCAGGTTGTTCACACGCTTGGGACTACCTTTCTCCCAACCTGGACGCTCTTTGAAAGCATACTTGAACTCACGTATTTTTTCAATGACTTGCTCACGGGTTCGACCCGTTAACACATCGTTGAGAATCTCGCTGAGGAAGTCTTGTATGACCTTGGGTGTATCACTGCGCTTCAAATCCAAGCCCATGGCCTTGACTCGGCCTGGCTCGCCATGTGTGTCCACACGCTTGTTCTCTTTGTCATAGTACATGACAGCATAACGTTTCTTGGTAATGAACAAGCCCTTTGAAGCCACAATCTCACGACCGCCTCGTATAACTTCACCCATGGATCTGGGCACATGAAATGCTTGTTCCATGAATCCAGGAAAACTTTCATTGACTTGATCGGCAATGCTGTTGTATAACTGCACAGATCGGAAG